GATAGAGCACCATCACAAGAACTTTGACGGCATGGAGTGGAATCGAACCACTCAAAGAACAAATCACGTGTTGGGAGGACGACCTGCTCTAAAACCTATCATGCCATGTCTGGTTGGAGCGAGAGATGGAACCGTTTACTCGCTCCGATCAGGAGATAAGAACCCTTGTTGTCGTCTGCCTCTGATAGGCAAACTTTGAGCAGCCCAATTGCTACTCGAGACAAAGTGTAACATGTTCGTACGGCAAAGTAAAGCAGTCAGGACGTTAGGACGTTATACGTGAAATTAACTTATGTTTTATATAAAATATATTCAGCCAATGAATTATTTAATGGTATTCGTCGAGGCTTGCATTTGACTCGTAATGCAACTCTAGAGTGTTGCATATTATGCCATCGTGTGATATAATGAACTTCTAAATACGGTTTTGCCCTAAGATGCATCTTAGGGCAAAAAACAGAAAGTTAGGTTCTGTCATGAAACATAGTATACCTCCGATTAATCCCCTGAACAAATCTGGAGGATTGTGGAAGATCTACAAGATTACCAGCAAGAAAAATATGAGTGTTGTTTATATTGGCAGCACTAAAAGAGAACTATGCAACAGATTGGGAGGACATAGGAAAGATGCCAAATCATATAGCAACAAAAAAGATAAGTGGATAATGGAAAACTACGATGATTTAGTTATAACTAAAATCACCAGTGTAAATAACCAAGAAGCTGCTATTTACACTGAAGAAGCTGAAATATTAAAACACATAGAAGGTGGCTATGAAGTATTAAACACAACATACCCAACAAGTGGGAAGAAAATATTTCCTAATGATAAAATAACTCTTCCCGATATTACGTTTACATATCATCTCTCAAAATCAGGACGTAGTCTTTTGAGAGATGATATGTAAAATACTGCAATAAGATAGGAAAAGCTAGTAAGTTATCCTATCTTATTTTTAATGGATGGTTGTTAGGATGACAGTATTACCAAAATTTGCTAGCAAAGTATCAAACTTGGCACCTACCATACAAGTTGCTTGACCGTACATCTTTAAGAAAATGCAAATAAAGCATTGTAAGAAATAGTGCACTTTCTAATTGCGACTAACGATAATTTGGCGAAATTAGGCCTGAATTTGAGCTTAAAATTCAAAGAGCTGAGCATATCAGGTAGTATGCTCAGCTCGTCCATTGTATATTTCTATAGAGTACTTAACTTATCCTCTTGTTACCATCGCCTTCCACTCGTGATGGTGAATATTTAGTATCGTAGTATTCTGCGTACTCGACGCGTAGCCATCTACGAAACTCTGACAAAAGAGCATATGGGTAGACCATAATCTTGATAGGACACGGCAGGTTTGGCACCCACAATGCAACTTTGCTATCTTCATCAAGCAAAGGATGCTTAATATCGCGAAGGTGATTTATCCAAGCTTTGCCACCTGAACCGGCAGGTAAGCACCAGTGCTTTAGTTCCTTCTGAAGCGATTGTAGCGTACAGGCCTGACTAACCATCTCAGTCTCGACACACCAGAAGCCTTCTGGTAAAAGTCCCTCGTTTGATCTACAACGATCTTGGGTCTGCTTGTTAAAGTAGACTGGCAGCTCTTGTTGCTGACGAGATAACAATTCTTTCGCTTCAAGAAAAGCCTTGACCAATAGGCGTTTACATGCTCGGGCTTTTTCGGTGTTTTGCGTGTAAGACATCAAGGTATTGGCTTGGCCCTCATTAAGAAGGGCATATCGAGGTGATTTCCCTCCCTTTTTAGGGCCAGATTTCAATCCGATCCGAAATCGGATTGAACCAAAGTCATCCTCAACCTCTTTTTGATACTCAGTCACCAAGCGGAAGAAACTCTCATGCTCAACTCCAAGCTTTTCCGCAACAATGCGACTATCTGCAAGAGGAATGTTATCCTCAATTATGATCAATTCTTTCAAAGTCTGATCTCCTTTTGCGAGAGCTTGCCATCAGGCGACCAGACTGTTAAAATCTAGGTAGCCCAAAGGCAAGCACTTTTTGTCTTTGGTTTAGCCCCTTGTCACGTTGTTTCTGAGGCTGCGTGGCAAGGGGTGTCCGTTATTCTGCTTCTGAAAAATCTCTACTAGAGATCTTGCGTTTCTCCTGAGCCCTTTCGGCAAATTCCCTAATTGCCAACTTAACGATGTCTGTTTCACTAAATCCCAAATGCTTAGCAAGGGATTCAATCAATCTCTTGTCTTCTTCGCTTAAGCGATAATTTACATGTATCTTTGCCATATTCACTCCTTCCTATGAGGAAGTGTACATCATTTTGAGGCCAATATCAATAGCTTTTAAGATCGATCTTGAGCTTGCGCGTATACTCGTTATTGCATGTGAGCAGGATGACTGTACAGGAGAGAGCAAAGAGAAAGAGCCTGGGTTGTCCAGGCTCTTTGCTTTATCTTCTTTTAAAACTCACTGCGAAGGAAAGCACTTATTATTTCAGGAGTAGCTGTATCAAAGCCCACGCATTCTAATGCTCTCTTGTCATCAGGAGCATTGTTTGTTACGTGAGTAGCAGTCATCTGAACATTAACGATACGAGCTTCTGGATTGATATGTCTTCTGTACGCTTCAAGTGCTTGAGTAGGATGTTGATTTCCTTGCCAAGTTTCATTATCCGAGAGAATGATAAATGCATCTATTTCTAGTTTATTCTTCAATGCGTGCTCCATCGGTAATGCTAGGTTTGTGCCGCCCCCGCCATATTGCCTCAAGATCTGCACAGCATTGTCAAGCCGTTGATTTGGAGAGATAGGGACATCTTGCACTGAAGTATCAACGCCGATAATATGATAATTACTCTCGCTATTTGCCAGAACTAATGCCATGGCACCCGCTGCGGTATGGACTTCCAAATTTGGGATACCATTTACTCTGCTACTACTCATTGAACCACTCGTATCTATTGCTAGCAAGATGCGTTTTCCGGTTGGCTCTACATTGTTGAATGCCAGATAGAAGGCATCGTTTAATGCGTCAACAATTGCCTGGATTGGAGTCCAAGTATTGCTACCACGAATGCTCTTTCCACTCTGATACGTCGTCAATGCAGACAAGATCTTAATTGGATGTAATCGCGCCTTTAGGATAGCATCCCGATTCCGCAGCCGCTCTGCAATCTGCCGAGTCATGTCCCCCATTGGCTTAATCACGCCTTCTCTGGTCATGGTTGCCAGATTGCGAGTCATTGCTTCCATCGGCATATCTTCTAGAAGCGCTTCCCAGACACGTACGGAATGCAGGTATTGAGTCGGCACGGCCTCTCGTGGCAATTTGTACTCTTTGATCAGAGCGGCTACTTCCTTATCATCGGTAGCCCGCTTGGCTTTTTCATATGCCCAGATAATCCTGAGAGCCTCATCAGGATGTGGCCCGTCTCCTACATCCTCCCAACCCTTTGTTACCCAGTGGTAAAGCGTATTATAAGTGCTTGTTCCTGCCTTTGGGTGCGCAAGCCTCAACAAATCTCTTTGGCTGTACCCATCTCTCTGCTGATACTTCACGAGTTGGTAAGCCAAATTTTGTTCTTTGCGATCATTAAACCATGAGGCAACGGCACGTCTATAAGCACGGCCCCATCCTCTGAACTGCTTTGCGTATGCAACGAAATGCAGCAAGTGCGTTCCGGTACGTGCTACCTGTGGGAGAATCGACAATGCATATTGGCGTATTTCTTGATCATCGGCTGCTGCGCATCTTGCCAGAGCAAAGAGAGCAGGATCATTTGATGGTGCTCTACCAGCTTTTGATATCTCAGCAATCGTATTGATCACAAGCTTTCCCTGATTATTTTTGAGCATGCGCTCTACTACATCTAAATTCTCTTTAACAAGCTTTCTTTCTCCAACATAATACGTACCACCTTGCGCACCTAGTGTTATAAAGCGGTTTAATCTTGTTATATCATCTACTACATAACTGTATGCGCCTGCATTATTTAGAACCTGAGTAGAGCCAGGAATAGGCTCTGTTTGTGGTGTAGACTGCGAACTTTTGCCAAAACCAAGGTAATGCATCGTCGTTTCTTTCTAATAAAAATGTCCTGAGCAAGGTTACGTTTACGGGTATATTAAACAGATAACCATAAACATCGGCTCAGGACAATAATTCCGTGTGCTAGGCAAAAAACAGATATAGTTGTGCTCTTACCAACTGAGCTACAATAGGTTGCCCTACTGACACGATTCGAACGTGCAACATTTAAATGATAACCTAAATCAAACGGCCCAACACCTATTGATTATATCAGCACTGTCAAGACAGCAAGAAGACCGACCAGTGCTCTTTCTGATCGGTCTCATTGGCAAGGCTCATTTTTGCTTGAATGGAGTATCACGAGACCATTGTACGGTTATCCGCTCAAATTGTCAACAAAAAACCAGCCGAGGGTGTTGGCTGGTTTTTTGCTACTGAGCGTACCAACTCGGACATAGCAACTTGAAAACGACTTCTGACTATCTGCAAGTGCATTTAAACGACACCAACAAGTACGCTTCGATACTTGAAGCTGAGTTTGGCATTTAGAACAAAAAGAGATGGGCATAGAAGATAATATGCCCATCCCGTGAGCAGGATGACTGCACAAGAGTGAGCAAAGAGAGAGTCAGTCTCGTTTCGGGCATAAGGAGTGGACCCGATCTACCGATTATTTTACCTCCCCTGAAATGACTCTCTCTTGCTCACTCTTTTCTTCCCCCGTTGCTGCTCCTGTACACAGAGTGGTGAGCTACTGCCACGATGGACTATCATCATACAACAAGGGACCCAACCGTGTGCTCTGAACTGGCTGGGTCCCTTGCTCTTCCTCCGTACAAAGGCTCCGATATACGTATCACTGAGTGGATTGTACGGTTCTCTGATCGGATTGTCAACAGAGGAGGCCAGCCTTGGGGGAAGCTGGCCCTTTGTAGATTGAGCGTACTTAAAAAGAGTTGAACTGTGGAGAACCATATGCTGCATTGTACGCCTGGCTGATCGCATTGTCAACTTGACGGCTTGTCGTACAATGAGTAGGAGCGGACTAGCCAAATTAACCTCGTACAACAGTAGAATATTGCGACAGCATCTAGTCCGCTCGAATTTTGCCCCAATATCCTTTGCGCTTTTCAAGTCGGAATACCCCACTCGTTCTATCAATGTAATATCCCAAGTCGTTTAGCTTGTTGTGAATATCCCACTGAGGTCCCCACGATCCATTACGCGCAATACGGTTCTTGTCCGCATCGACATAATCTTGTAATAACTGCTGCGGTGTCATATTACCCATTATCGCTCCTCCAGATTGTCCAACCCTGGAATCTCTTCTTTCTGTCTTGGTAGCCTAACATTAACTCTATCACCTATTTCAGTTTTTCTCATGTGCCTCCTCTATATTTGGATTACACGTAGGATATTGACTCTCCATGAGTCTTTTCCATGCATCCCGAACCCATTCGGGCGCTTTTGAAAGAGAACTATACTTTCTTTCAAAAGCGCAGTCTTCGCAATACACACCTATTTCACCTGTAGGTCGTGCTTCACCGTGCCATCCAATACCTCTTTGGGGTGGCGCTCCTTTTACAAAATAGAATGCTGTAATAACTGAAACATACTCAGCCAACACGAAATTGTCATGCTTGCATCTCATGAAACCTCCTCCTATAGGCCAGCCTTGCGGCCAGCCCACTAACTATTCCGGTGCCTCTTCGATGATACAATCTAAACAGACAATAGCCACGTCACCAAACCCGAGATGAATGAGAAAACATTCATCTCCTTTCATCTCTTTGCCGCAAATGTCGCACGTGTATAATGTCTCTTCATGGACCTTTTCCATGTTTTCCATGTCTCGACTCCTTCTTGGGCCAGCCTTGCAGCCAGCCCGCTACTAACTAGGACACTTTCGCTTTTTGTTGTTCTATCTTACTATAGAGCGTAATTTTGTGATCTGCATTCAGCTCAGACACTTGAGTTTGCAGTGCCCACACGAGAAACTTAGGCCAGCGAATCTCTATCTCCTGCTCCGCAACCTTATAGGCTTTTGCCCAATCGGCTTTGAGAGCATCCTCTGCAAGAGCGTTCCCGTCAATCATCAGCACTCTACCGTCTCCATACAATCCATTGCCGAATTGTTCACCAAATGTTCTCAGTGCCCGTTTCAATGCGTCCGTAACAGCTCCCTTTTCTGCTTGCTCGTGGCTCTCCATGATGATAGCCCTGGCCGTCGATATCTCGTATGCCGTGAACGGACTCTCATCAATCTCTCCGCTCTTCTCACTTGCATCCTTGCGTCTCTTGTTCATCACATGATCATTGACATTCCACGTGGCCACAGGCTGACTTCCAACTTCAATGATGGGATTGATGCACCCTCGCACTACAAGCCGTATCTTGGCCTTGTAGGCAACTCCTATGGCCTCTCCTGTAAGCGGGTCGGGTATCACTGTCATCTCACAACTCACAGGCTCATAGGCCCAATTGCCATAACCAAAGAGTCTGTTCGCCTGATCTATGGCATCGTGTCCTTCAAGGTATTTGAGTGTGCGCCCGCTTGCGCCTTTGCGATTGCTTACGAAACGCTTATCAAGTGGCTTGTCCAATTCTTTGAGTTGCTGTTCTGTGAATGGTGACTGCATTTTGGTTTCTCACTTTCATTCTTTCTGTGATATACTTTGTTAAAATTTCACTTTGGTTGCAGAGCAGAGGAGGTCCGATTCTTCTGCTCTGCGCTTTATTTCCGCCTACGATCTCGATACGCTTCAAACTTCTCGCGCTCCCCCATGTAGGAAGGAACCTTCGATGTTTGCCGTCGTGCTGACTCAATATGCATCTTTGCGCTATGGTATTCACAAATGCCGTGAGTTGCATCTGTGTCACCATCTTGCGGCGGCGTACACCATGCGCACTTGACGACTACGAGCGTGGCTAACATTTAGCTTTCTCCCTTCGATCAATGGCCCGCCAAATCGTACCATCCTGTACTACAAGAACAACATAACCGCTATATGCTACTTTGCCGTACTCGACGCGCTTGCAGACATAGTATTCAGTCTCGACGGTGCCACATGCCTGTACATTGCGGACGATCTTGCGAAACGTACCATGGCTGATCTTGAGCCCTGTCCATGCAGACGGGATATCAACATGCTGTCTGGCACGCTCTACAGGCTTTTCGTATTTCTGCTCAGTGCCATAGCGCACTGTGAATGTTTTAATCATTGCTTTCTCCTTTCGACTAAATTATTGAAAATGCACGATTACTTGTAAGAGCGGCAGCCATCATGTCGGGCTTCTTTGCCTTAGATGCTTGCTTATCAACGGCATACCGGCCTGCCATCTCCCGCCCGACATTGACCACCTCATCATCATTAGGCGGCGTGATACACGCGAGGAATGACAAGCTCACGTGTATCGATAAAGACTCTGGCGCATAGATCCCTGTCCCATGTTGTCTTGCGTTCAGCAACGGAAATCTCTACTGCCTCTTGAACGGGTGGTTCAATGGTCTTCTCGGCTACTTGGAGGGCCTCTTGCTTAGCAATGAACTTGGCAAGATTGCTACGGTAGATGCGAGCATAGTAGCTGTCAACGATCTCGGCATGCTTACAGGTAGATGCGTGTTGGAAACCCTCGCAAGTACAAAAAACGCTGCAAGGGACAACCAGGGACTCTTCGACATACACACGATAAGACTTGCTGATGTCACTCTCTGATACTACGTCGCAGTACAGTTCGCCTTTGTCGCTCATATCTACAACGATGTGCTCGCTTGCCCACATCGTATAGAATTGATTGACTTTCTTTGCTCTCTTGGTAGTCATCTTTATTACTTCCTATACATCAAATCTTGGATTGCACGTTGGTCGGCATTGGTAACGCCCATCCCGTAGCGGTTTTCAATCCAATACTTTGCATCCGTGTGAGAGAGTACCTCATCTCCACAGTATTCGCGCCTTCGGACTTGATAGAACTCGATGAACGCTCCTCGAATCTTCGATGCCCACGCTATCTGCTTCTCGCTCCCACTTAATGTTGGAGGATTTGCAAAAGCTTCTGCATAACGGGCCTCCTTTGCCGCTACATCGGCGGCTCTCTGAGCGTACACCTCTTTCATACGTTCGTCGTGGCGTCTAGCCTGCGCCTCATAGCTGTCGTCCATTTCTTTCTCCTTGGACGTGAGCACTTCTGCCCAGTCGTCCCAATTTTGATTACCGTCTACTACAATGGCGGCTTTGCGAGGCTTGGCCGCCACCACTTTGAGAATCCCTCTCACTTTCCTGACTGTTTCCTGACTGTGTATCCCTCAGGAAGTTGAAGCTCTTTTACTACGCTCATTGCCTTTTCCTTTCTCAACTACCTTACAATCTGACCATTAAGAGTGAATCTACAGAATGACTTTTGCCCTGCGCACCACTCGCTAACCCGCTTGAATGTCCACCCACGTGCAAACAGCAAATGGATAATATGGTAGACCGTCGTCCGGTCCTGGCTCTGGAAGTCGGGATCATCGCCAAGCTCCATGCCATCAAGCTCATTGCGCTCCATGATCGTCTGTGCTTTTTGAGAGTCGCTCATTCCCTCAGATAGCTCGATGAAGAGAGCATCAAAGCTTGGTGGAGAAGCGATTTCTCTTGGTGTCCATGTCTGTGTTGTCATTGGTTTGTTCCTTTCACTTGGTGACTTGTTTGTGTTTCAACTTCTATATAGATTATACACTGCCGTGCATAATGATGTCAAGGTTTTTTCGGATGAATTATGCACTCTTGTAAAAATTGGTCTGAAGCAATGAAAGGCTTGACTTTCCAGCCCGCTCGTGTATAATTATACCACAACCGTGTATAAAGTCAACTTGAAAGGAAGTTGTAATGAGTATAGGAGAATACATAGACTCAGAAGGAAAGAAATGGATATCTGCTGCCCAGGTTGCGGCTATTTGGAATGAACGAGCCAGAGCAGAGGGCCACGATAGCAGATATACCCGTTTCTCAGTTCGTCAGCGCCGGAAGGATCTTGAAAGCATACAGACTCCTCTAGGATATCTGTATCTGGAGAGCGATGCACGCAAAACCAAGTTACGGGCAAGATCCACACGGCGTCCTGATGTAACAGAAGGGAATATAGCAAGGAAGAAGACCAAAGAGGCCAAACCAGAGGAAGCAGTGGCGTAACCCAGGTATACAGCTACGCGGTCCGCAAAACTTAGCTGAGCTGCATACCCAAGTAACTTAGGAGCATTATACCAGATGGATAATCAGGCATGGGAAGGATTTAGCTTTCCCGATAAAGATTTCTTCAAAGTGCCAAATAGCTTTGTAGAAGCTATGGCACATATTGACTTATCAGAACTAAAAGTGATCCTGTATGTGATGAGACACACATGGGGGTTTCAAGAGTTTGATACTTACAAGGTGATAACTACCGATGAGTTTATGAATGGACGCATGCTCAACGATAGAACAAGGATGGACAGCGGAACTGGCCTAAGTGATAGAGGGGTTAAAGACGGCATCATGAAAGCCATAGAGGATGGATTTCTGGAATGCGAAACAGACAACCATGATAGAGCCAGAGTGAAGAAATCATATCGCCTTAAAATGAAGGATGAAAGCAACGAAGAAGAGGAAAAGAATGAGCGGGTAAATGAGAAAAGCCCCAAGAGCCCTCGCATCAAAGAACTGCAATCTATGTCCTATGCTGAATATCTCCAGTCTTCAGAATGGGCAAGTAAACGAGCTAAAGCACTTAGATTTGCTCAGTTCCGTTGTCAGCTATGTAACTCCAATGAGGCTCTAAATGTTCATCATAGAACATACGAAAGAAGAGGACATGAATTGCTAGGGGACTTAACGGTACTTTGCCAAGATTGCCACACAACATTCACATATAACAGGGATTTAGCAAAGTAGAAAAACACAGGAGAAAGAAAGAAGGAGAAAGAAACCGCTTCGCGCTGCTCACTGCGTTCGCCTTCCCTTCTCTCATTCATTCTTTTAGTTTCGTTAAGAGGAAGATAATGTTACAGTTCATTTACGAGCTATACGATCCTAGAACGGATATCGTTGGATATGTTGGTATCACCACTGATCCTAACGATAGATACAAGCAGCACCTTGGTATGATTGATGGGAACCGTTATAAGAACTCTTGGATTAGCAGCATATTAGCTGATAGCATCAAGCCTGGAATGCGTATTCGAGAGGTGATAGAGAACGATGATGAGAGAGCCTTTCTTGCTGAGAAGTACTGGATAAACTTTTACTTAGAGCAAGGTATCAAGCTCACAAACATCCAATACGTCAAGAAAGATGAGGCAATTGTTGAAGAAATTATTGACTATCCCTACGATGATATTGACAAGAATGCTCCATCGTTAACAGACTGGCAAGTTCGTGTATGGAGAATTGGTTTAGGAGATGCTAACAAAACGGGGAAAGAAAGGAAAAGAGCAGAAATATACATAAGCCAACTCCATCACCTTTTTGAGATAAACGATTTACTTGGCAATGTACAAGGGAAAACCGTACGAGAACAACTTGCTTTCTTGCGAGGAATGGCACTAAATACTCCCAATGTGAGGTTTATCAAACAGTCTGGAAAGTTTCTCTACCATCCTGAAGACTATATATTCGTGGTAAATGTACGTGAGTTGATGGCCGTCGTATTCCCATGAGTAAACATGGTTGTCCTACGCTCGTACAATGGGCCATCAACTGGTAGGCGATGCTTTGAAAATTGCACAGTTGATGTAAAATAGACACGCGGAGTGTGAGCGTACGCGCTATGCACGCCGATAACGGAAAGGACAATCATAATCATGATAGAACCAGGATCAGTCAAAGCAGGCGATGAGCTTGTATATGTGTTTGGCAATCGAGTCAAATGCCGCAAAATAGCTAAAGTAAATCGAATTACACAGGTAAATAGTATGGTAGCGGGATCTGATATTATCTATGGACCAGGAGTGATTATCATAGACAATGGTAGTCGTTTTACACCAGAAGGCATTGGCATAGGGAAAAGCATGAATAATACAGAAGAGTTGCAACCGCTCACTTCAGAGATACGCAAAGAGATAGAATCTGGTCAATACTAGGAGTGTGAACGTACGCGTTGTGCACTCCTCTCAGAGAAAGGACACGACTATGTATCAGCAACAGCCGTGGATGCAGCCACCACCGCGAAAGCACGAAGGTTACAAAACGCTTGCTATTATCTTCTTTGTGCTTGGGTTTTTGTTCCATATTATAGGCCTTATACCATTTATCGGTATCATCTTCGGATTAATTGGAGCTGCATTTGATATATGTGGCTTTGTATTCTTGTGCCTGATATAGTGCATGGTAGAAAGGACAACGACATGGACATCATTAAGATGAAGGACAAAGTACTATTCCGTCTTTTTTCGATGGATTACCTGCGAGAGTTCAGGAAAGAGCGAGAGGATGAAATACGCAGAGAACGTCTTGGAGTTTACAGGGGAGAGACATCACAGGAGTTTATTGCGATCTACGAGTATGATGTAGCGTTAATTGATGCAGAAATCGCAAGACGTTCTCAGTAGAAAGGACAACGGTGAACTCCAAGCAAGACTAGATATCCTGCAAAGAGAGCCTGACGGCCGCAACTGATCGCCTTGGCCGTCGCTCTTGGTAGATTGCCTTGCTCAAAAATGCGGCTCGTGTTGGGCTTCTGGCCGCCAAATTGATCAGGAATGCCCAGAAATGCGAGGTTGAGACCACGATTTTTGCCTCGTAGCGCCAACAGAGTCAACAACGCGCACGTGCTGAGTGTTGAGTATGCTATACTGACACTGTGCAGCATTGGTTTTCCGTGAGGTGCTCAAAAATGTGAGGTTTTGTCTCTGATTTCTCAGCTTGTCGGCAGAATATGCATAGTACTACGCAAAATGTAGACAAAAGTGCTATAATGCAGGCATGATTTGGGAGGGAGTGCCAAAAAACACGCGGAAACACTTTCACTGACATTTGAAATAGGTGTAAATACAAATAGAAAGGATACAACCATGGTGTTCATATTAGTGCTGAAAAGTTGGGCCAAGACAGTATGGTCCTATGTTAAAGAGGCATCCTCTTTTTACTGGAGGTTGCTAACAAATAGAGTAGGATTGCCTAAATGGCTGTGGATAGATATGTTGGTATTCTGGATGATAATTGTATTCAGTATAGTTAATCACAATATTTTCATGTATTGAGGAAAGGACACAATCATGACAGAGGAACAACGAATAGCAGCAATTGACGCGATTGCAGAAGAGCTGCTGTGGATGAGCAGAAACTATACTTGGGAGCAAGCCGGATCTGAAACGAAAGAGTATTTCAGGAGGCGAACACTCAAAGATTTGCATGCATTACATTCAGAGGACTTTCTTAACGCAAAAGATGTCTATGAGTTTCTCGTTGCAAAATATGATGGCCCGTATTGGGAGGATGCCACAGAGGAGCAAAAGTTGAAGTGTGAAAATGCAGTACAGGCTATGAGGGAGGTATTAGAAGAGGAAAAGTGACACAAAAAATAGGCCAGATTTCCCTTAATTGAGGTCTGGCCTCTTGCCTATTCTTCCGGTGCAATAGGATGCAATTCAGACTCGTACGAGCTAAACCCAATTGGGGGTACCATCAGGTCTGAAACGATTGCCAAACACATATACAAGTTCATCGCCTGCTTTGACTGATCCTGGCTCCAACATAGAGTGTCCTCTCTTTAGCTACTAAGAAAAGTACTTGTCTGCCCACATAAACGATATACCAGCCTTTTTCGCTGCTTGTTCATCCTCAATGCGATCTCCGACATAGAGTGTCTCTTCTGGCTCTGCGCTAAAATCGTCCATAGCCTCCAAGAGCATACTAGGGCCAGGCTTGCGGCGGTGATCTTCCATAGCCCTGTATTGATCAACACTGGCCTTCGGATGCGTATAACAGACGTAGATACCACCTTTGGGAAACCCTGCCTGTTTGCACATTCTGGTCAATTCAGCAAGAATTTCACTTTGAGAGAAATAGCCAAAAGCCACACCACCTTGATTAGTGGCAACTGCAAGTTTTACGCCGTTCTCTCTGAGCGTTTTGATCTTCTCAAGTCGACCCGGGAGCCACTGCCAATCGTCTGCTGACTTGCGGAACGTTGCGCCTGATTTAGTCTGAACTAACGTCCCATCTACGTCAAAGACACACAATTTCATTTTTTCTCCTGGAGAGCAGCTCTGATGGCCTCGCGTTCTGCTTCAAAATCTTTTGAATTAGGACCGTTGGCCCGTAATTTGTACTTAGCCAGCGTGATAGCCTCTACTTGAGATTGCGAGAGGCCAGAACGCTCTAGCTCAATCTCAACCTGAGAAAGATACACGCGCTTGCCTTGCGCCGCTAGTTGGCAAGCGTAGTACACGAGGTCGGGCCACTCCTCCTCGTGCTCATATTTTTGAATGAGCACTCCCACATTTTGCAATTTATTCTCTCCACGAACGCAAAACGCAACCTGCAATGCGAGATCCACGACCTCGCTTATGAACTGCTCTGAAAACTGATATTGCATGTTACCTCTATTCCAAGATATCAAACATGAACTCTTGAATCACTTGAGGATCGAGATCAATTTCTTTGATGAGAAAATGCTCCTTCCCTGATACATACACTAAATCGCGGATTTCTTCTAAAGAATTTCCTCCGAAAACTTTAACGGGAATTTTCATAAGATTATCACTTTCTCCATCAGTGATTACCTGACAAACAAGAAATTTCTTCATCTCGCCTCCTGAAAGGGACATTGCCGCCCCACTGCACTACTAATATGGCTCAAATCCCTGAGCCTCCAAATGCATCTTTACCTTCTGCATTGTCTCAATTGAGACGCCATCGGGGAAATTAACACATGGATACCTAAGAGCATCATCTACAGTCAGCCCTTCCACATCGGAAGGAAGGGCTGTTTGCACCTCTTCTACTGTCGTATCGTGGTATTTGCCGTCAACGCGACGCTCATTAACCTTGTAATATGCCATGAAAAACCTACATATCCCACTTTGGAGATATTTGCTTGATATCTCCATTCTTAACCACAAGACGAAACGCGTCACCATCATCATCGCGAAGCTGGACATATGAACCATCTGCAAGCTTTGCGTCAAGCATAATTTGCTTGATATCATCAGTCCAGACCTTGCGATCTGTATCGACAAGACCTCCGATATTGGGACTATAATTCATGATATACATTTTGTACCTCTTTCTTCTGTTACTACTCGAGCCACTTGACTCGTTCCTGTCATTCGCACTTGACAGGGACCAAACGAGAGACTAAAAAGAATACAACTCATCTAGGGATACTGCAATCCTAGATGAGTCTAGGATATATCCATTTTCGACATAGCTTAGGGGATAGCACATATCCCCTAGAAGTGCCCAATCACGACCAGGGTGATTGGGGTGGTGCGTCGAAGCAAATTTTGGGGCTTCTATTTCCTCATTCCCTATATTCACTTTCCTCATCTCACATCTTGCGCGTATCAGCTCCCTTTCTTTTTCGCAAAGCTTGTGACGGAGAAGACTCTCCATTTCGCGCCGACTAACGAAAGGGGCATTATCCCCATTTTTGCGATATAGAGAGCCATACTCTACCGACTTAACATACTCTACTTGCACTTTTTGCGAGAATATATAGAATGTCGTCTCAAACATCGTCAGATTAGTATACTGATAATTATTTGAGATTTTTGGCTTTTTGATAGAGAAATACCGAATTTCTCCATCAATCTTACAAATACACTGATTTCTATCAAACTTCCTAATGTCTTCCAGGCACGCATCATACATACCCTTTTGTGAGTATTCTCCCATCACCCCGAACGATTCCGCTCTCCCATCACCCAACACATCTCTTGCAATCCCTGATAGATGATCGTTGTATCCCATTGTTCTCTCCTTTCTATCAAGTCACAATTGACTTGCGCCTGCCGACTACTCGCGCAATCGGCAGAGACTAATCAACTCTATTGCATATTCTCTCGCTTGAAGAACTTCAACTTACTTGCTCCCCTCGTATCAGGAATGACACACATGATCGGAACCAAAGATGGATCTCCCAATCTCCTTTTGAGATCTTCGTCCTTTTCTTTGCATCCATCGCATTCATACTCAGGATGAAAGACTTGTCTGCCGCAGTGTATACAATAATCCATGATATTCTCCTATTGCACTTTCCACAAACTAAACTTAATTGCTGCATTCTCGACCGTCTCCTGAGAATGCACTTCTCCCTCCGCAAGACGCGGCAATTGTGCTTGCAGAACGATCAACTGATCACCGCTCTGGAGAGAGACTTTCGGTGCTTTCTCTGGAATTGGGAGATCAATATCAAACTTTCGTTTGATTACACCGATCGTACTGGTATGAGAGGGATTGAGGATGCTTACGATATCCTCCGATGCGCGTACAAACCCTCTGACAAAGCCCGCACTGACTGACTTTTTTGTCAGAGAGCAATCATCAGGGAACATCATGTCTGATATGGCCAAAGTAATGTATGTTATCATATTAACTGCCTTTCTGCCTCTAGGAGGCACTAAATGTGACACTCACAATCGCATCTGCCGCCCGTATTGGGCATGTCTTGTAAACAGTGCCCACACCCTGTCCACAACTTCACGTCGTATCCCTTATCTCTAAGGAGATCTGCTGTCAGATCTCCCGCGACGCCAGACACCAAACCTATCTGACGATTCCCGATCTGCTTTATCCCTCCTAAGTCTCCGCGAATTGGATCATCCATCAGCTCGTGGATACGTTGAGACAAATCTCCCCTTTTGTCTTCAGAGACGTTCGTGATATCTAGCGCATATACGCTGCTCATTTTTGTTGCCTTTCTCTTTTGCCTGTTTTGCTGGTACCGTGCGTACCAAGCATCGAAATCTTCTTGCTCTACAATGTACACGGGCGTCATGGGAACCTTTTGAGCTTTAAGCCCCCATGGTTTGCCCTTCAAATAGTCTCGTATGGCGTTGTTGAGCACTGTGTGTTTTATCTTGTGCTCAACTGCGTAATACGAGACTGGGTGCTCGTTCAATTTTCGTCTCGCCACCATGGGCGAGACACCAACCAATTGACCGCTTGTCGCTCCGAGAAGGGAAGTTCATATTCCCTTTCGAAATATGCACTGAGATTCCTTGGCGTGATGAAAATGTCCAATTCAGACATCTCATCCGTGGCACACTCTAATTGAGCATCAATCCAATTTCTGCGCTTTTGCTCTTCCGTAATCACATCATCACCTCCTGAAATGATTTCCCCCGCAGAAAACGCTCTTTCAATTCTACGGCAACGCGTTCCAAGACTTCTGCATCCGTCAGATGTCTGCGGATGCGTTCCTTCGCACGTGCATCCTGACGGATTTGCAATCCAAGTTTCGCCGCCCACTCAAACTCACGCTTTTTCTCTTCAACGGACATTTCTTGATTGGACATCTGATTACCTTTCTTTTCATCAACAATTTTTAGTGCGCCACGCACCAGCTTGACTTTCTTGCCTTCCGGCAATTGAAGAGCTGCCAACTCAGGAGACAGCTCTTTCTTGGCACGGTGCCTTCTATTACGAGAAGAAGGATAGGTGCTCACTTCCTCAGTAACTCTCCGTTGGAATGTTGCGTTCATCTTTCTCCTCCTCCAGTTTCTCGTAAGTCGAACTTCAACTTACACTCATAGTATAGCTCCAACGGTTGGAGTTAGTCAATAGACAAAAGGAGTATTTGAGGCGATTTTTCGAAGCTTGTAAAACCTGTGCTGTACGTAATGCCGCCAAGCATGCACTCGACGGCAGGTTGCAGGTATATGCATGTATGCGTACGTCGCTACATACGTTTAAACACCTGGGCCAGTATGCTCTCGTCTCCATTTTTCTCGTAGTCCTCGTAAAAGGCAATAAGGGCCATACGAGCGATGTCATTCTTGCTTATCCGCCCCGGCTTTCTGGCTTCAAGATCTTTGAAAATAGCATCTAGCTTTTCCAGTTCATTCGCCTTATAGCGAAACGAGCCGTTAGATAGATGCTTCTTCTGCTGAATTTGATCGTATAACACTTCGATAATAACTCCTTTCCCTATGTACGCTTCCTCAAAAGCTTCCTGACGTGTTTGTTTACGTTCTAGCTGGCCTGTAGACACGCCTTCGAGTTTGCTTTCCTGCTCACTCCCATTCATGCGTGCATGCATGCGTGCATCCTTGCTCTCTTGCACACTTTCTTGCTCAGATGGATGGCTCAGGACAACCTCGAAAGGGTTCTGGACTTCCACTTTCTGCCCAGTTTTGAACCTCTCACCAAATGCTTTGCTCAGATCAGGTTTCTTGGACATGAAGTACCTCCGCCATTTTCAGATAATCGAGTACTGCTGCATTCTTCGGATCATAAGCAATGCCAGGAACGCCATAAGCAGGAGCCTCTCCTATTCGCACGCTGTCATGAATAAAGAGCAGACGAGACTCTCCATTTTGCTGATAGCGAATAAACAAGCGGTCATACTCTTTTACAGCTTCTCCCAGGATTACTTTGGAGAGGTTGGTATTCTCGCGCACCCGCGTTGGCAGAATACCAACTAGCTTCAACCCAGGATTGAGCCCTTTCTTGACGTTGTTAATATCATCCTCAGTATCCTTGAGAGCGTCCAGAGCAAAGACACCCGCTTCCATCGGTATGATAACGTGAGTAGCCGGAACAAGTGCGCTAATCGTGAGCATGCTTCGAGTGGGACGCGTGTCGATGATAATATCATCACAATCTTCAGACAAAGCATCGATGATCGGTTTGAAGAGACCCACTTGGGTAGCTTTCATGCTCAGATCGGTATCGTCCAAATCTCTCTTTGCTGGTATCACATCAAATTGATACTGCTTGCCATTCACAGTGAACGATACAGGATGAATGACAGCATGAGGATCAATACCAATTGTTGTAAATAGAGTGTTGACTGTGGAGGTGAGAGACTGAGGATTAATACCAACATGAGTAGTGGCATTCCCCTGTGGGTCCAGATCAATCAAACGGACTCTGCGATCAAAGCGATAGGCAAGCGATGCCGCGAAATTTACTGCTGATGTCGTTTTTGCGCTGCCACCTTTCCTTATCGCGAACAGCCATACTCTTGCTCTTTTTATGTTCTTTCTGCTTCTTGCCATAATAACTCCTTTCAGTGCATGCATGCGTGCATGTACGTACTTAGCAATCATGGCATTACCTTCCTAGTGTGTCAACGGACAAGAGTTCCAAGCCGCTTAGCTCGCATTTGCTAGACCGAAAAGCCTAGCAAAAACCAACCAGTGACTACTTCCAATCGAGTCTGAATTGCTCGCTCGTATTCTGTTTCTAATCGCCATAAACATCTAAGTCATCTTCTGTAAGATTACTGGTAATGAATGCAGGCTGCTCAGGTACCTTTGCCTCAGGGGTAGAAACATCAGAGGCATTAACATGAGGAGGTAGTTTATCACCTCTCAATATGAGCCTTACGTAGTCAGCAGCATAGCTCACAATTAAATGGCTTTTAGGCTGGCTCTTCTCTCTGACATCTGTCTCTAATTGCTTCATCAGGTTGCTATCCTTGCGAATGGCAACCGTGATGTATTCCCTGTCGTTTGTGTTTCTTGGCATAATAATCACCTTATGCCGCCGCTAATCGTGTTTCACGGCTCAAAAAGTGTGAGGCCAACTTTGCATATCCCGCCGCATTTGCACATTCCGGTTGCACTGGAATGCTGAGCAGACGCGGGAACATTGCGCGTATCTCAGGTTCAAAGTAATATGCGCCTCCTCCAATGAGTAGTATCCTATCAACATCACCTGCGATCGTATCATTCCCCAGTGACTCACCCCAGTGCTGGTTAATGAAAGACACAATACTTTCCCCAACACTTCGTAATGAACGATCAAACATATCACCAACTTCACGAGCACTAACACCTTTGTTGCGTACTGCGATGATCTTAGTATAATCCTTCCCACTCGTGTAAAGTGTTTGCAGCTTCTCGATATCACTTGCTTTAAAAGTATAGCGGTGAAGCGCCTGAAAGGCCTTTGTAAAATCTTCTAGTGCGGAAAGCACTCCTTTATCATGTGATTGGCATAAGCTGGAAATAGGGCGCTGTCCAATCGTCATATAGATGTCAGTGGTACGTCCCCCAATATCGATAATGCCAATTTTTGTGTTTCCAGAGGCCCCATGCGCAATATTAGCACCAGAGCCTTCCATTAGAACTTTCTTAACGGTAACATGAGCAGTTCTAAATTCACCATCTAGCTCAAAAGTGTGGGTACCTTCTAGGGTGCTTTTAACGCTAGATATGTTCTGCTCATCCTTGTATGTTTCAATTGGCAGTCCTGTTACCACGCACAAGCCATACTCCTTATCCTGTATTAATGTGCCTGATACTGACAAAAGAAATGCAAGATTACGATCAGACCAGTAACGCCTGGTGGCACCCTTCTCTGTTAAGTTGCCCATTGACAATCCTTGAGACTGCTCTATAGCTAGATTGCCTATAAAGTACTCCTTGCCGTTAAGTTTAAGCATGTGGGAATAATCATCAATTGTGCCGCTTTGCCTTAAATCTCCAATAGCAGCATGCGCCAAATCTCTGTGAGATCCTGTAAGCAGCGCGCTTGTGACCGTTAAGTTGCGAACTATCCCGTTTACATAGGTAATGCCGCAAGTTTTAGCATTCCCAAAGTCATGCCCATAGGCATACGTTGTGTAATTTGTCATTTTGAAATTGTCCTTTCTGTATGGTACAAATATCCTCTGTACCCGTACGTACTATAGCATTGAAGATCCTTGCCTGTCAATGATAAAACATGCAATACAAGCAATCTTATGAAGGCGTGAAGGGATTGGCTAGAAATTTACCGTACTGTACAAATTTCTTCCTCACCTTATTTTCTTCTCCTCTCCTTCACTCAGAATGGCCTAGAATGAAGCCTGCAACCATTGCAAAGGGTCTTCATGCCTTGCTTTGGGTGAATTCACTCACCTCATTTTCTCCTCTTGGCTCGTCGTCTTCGCTTGAATAAGTTCAATCCCGCATACCAGAGGGTGCCTAGTAGCATGAGCAACATTCCTTTCTAATAAGCGACTGAGTGAGAGACTCCGAGAGATTCTCCGATGGTTAGTTAGTTAGTTGGAGAGAGAGCCTTCCTCAGCTCTTGAGGCTATCTCTCCAACCATCCGACTGACATTCTTGCTAATCGCTTCCGTACATCCAAGAGCGGCTTGGATTATTGATTGACTGATGGGTTTACCTGCTCTTGCCGCTGCTACCAGAAAATCTATATTCGCTTTGGTAGTGTAGATTGGAGTCTTACCAGGACCGTTGTCTTTCCCGATCTCGACCATTTCTTCCTCTGGCAGCCGTCTGGTTTCCTTCGAGTCTGCCCCTGCATATTCCAGATCAGGCAACTCGACCTCTGGTAGGACTCGAGTCTCTTTGTTCGACCCGAAAGGAACTATGCCAGATGCTATCCGGCGTTTTTCTTCATTGGAGATTTGCCGTATGCAGACAACAGCAGGATCTTCCTTGCCTTCCATAACCACCAACGCCTCACCAACATCAAGCTTTGCTATGATTTCTTTCTCCTTTGGAGCGATTATAGAAGCCTGATATTCTTTCATGCCATGGATGATCTTGGTTGCGAACGTCTCTCTGATGGAGGTTCCACCGGACTTGTCAGCATTAGCTATTTGTCCAACTGCAAAGGTAAATACATTCAGGGAGCGACCAACAACATTGATACGCTGTACAACCTCAGCTACTTTGCAGGCTGCCTCATTGTACTTACTGCTCTTGCTTCCTGCACTCATCATCAGGTCTGTGAACTCATCCACCACTAAATAGTAGGGATACAGGTCAGTCTCCTCTTTGTTGATGCGTTTCTCAAGGAGTTCGTCCGCGTATTCGGCAGCTTCGAGAATACCCTCAGGTTTCCATGCAGGAGCCTGTGTAAATGCGGCTTCGAATGGGCTAAGCAAGCCTGCAAGGCTATCGTCAAGCCTTGCTTTGATATCAATGATGGTAAGTCGAGCGCCTCTCTCGACTATGAGAGAGGCGATTGTGCTCACTGTGGTAGTCTTTCCCATACCAGGCAACCCAAGTATCAAGATACCCTTGAACTGGTACATGGTACGTTCAAAGTCCCTACGTCGTTTGTCGATTCCAATGTTGATGGTATTGGTAGGACTGCTTACTTCAGAATTCCCTCTGACCTCTTCGGTATTTTGTCTTGCCAGTCCCGAAGTTATACCAAATGTCCTCTGAGCAAGAGCCGATGGTGGATTCACTAGCATTTTCTCAGCTACAAATTTTCCACCGTCTGCTATTAATTTCCCGTTCAGTCCACCTACCACCGCAATAGCAGCGGCCCACACAAGCCCCGCTGTACCCATGTGGGCTAAACCTTCAAAGACGGCTAAGCCACCCGCCGCGCCCATGACCCCGCCGTATCCTACCTCATTAAGACCTAAATCAAGCTTCGATTTTAAGCGTTTCCTAGTCATGATGTTTTACTTCTCTCCTTCTAGCCTCTGAAATCTTACGTTTTGTCTCTTCAGAGCGTTTATGCCCTAATCAATCACACTCCTCAAAAAGAGCCCCAACAATAGTATGGATACTCCAACGTCCGACAAAGAGTATAATGAATGTAATACCCAGTGAAGCCATCCATTGGTACACAGGTTCGAAAGCCTTTAGGTAGAGAAAATTGGCGTACCAATCTAAAACTAATAAGATAACCATGCCCGAAACGAACATGCCATTTAACCCTTTACCTTTGGAGTTGAGATGTGCTGAGAAACTTTCATGACCTGACGTCGAAATGACGTACAAAAGGAAAATGAAAATTGAGAACGCCGTTGCTATTGACTCTCGAAGATCGTAGCCTCCTTGGATAAGTGTCATGAATAGATTGTACGTAGTCGTCCAGGTCACCATAACTCCTGCACCGTCGCCTCTTAGCATCAGTGACTTGGTTGTGACTATGGAGTAGGACGATATCCATAGCCAGATGAAAAGCCCCAATATACCGAATACAAGGCTCCATAGATCAATGTCGCGTAGTCTTGTGATCACTGTTTGATAGTGATTGCTCATGATTAACTCCAGTACTCTGCTTGAACCGCAATAACTGTTTCGACGGTAATTTTCTCACCATACTGAGTGATGTACAAGGCTATGCCTTCTGGAGTAATACACCACTGGTTTTTGATGAAGACTTTGATGACTCCAATGATCGGATCTTTCTCTCTCTGTGTTATCATTTTGTCTACTTGCTCCTCTTTTTCGAATAATATGTCTCTCTTGCTTGAGCGACCATATCTAATGCTTCCTGTTTTTCCTCTGGAGATAGTGCGCGTCCGCTACTTTGAATTGCGGTATCTATGGCGTCTTCAGAAGACACGGCAGAATAAGCGTGATGCTGCTTAATATACTGATAAGCAGCATCAACGATATTATTAAAACTTTTCATCGTCTCTCCTTATTGTCTTTGTCTCTTAAAGACTCTCTCGTAATAACCGTTTGGTATCTTGTTTGTGACATATGGTACCTCCTTATGCACTATGTGCGCTTAAATCACTATCAAAAGACTTGAGATATGCTTCTCTGGCCTCTTGTTCAGTATCGAAGTAACCTATATTAATTGTTTTTCCGTTTACACTCCTAGTGCTATGCCATTTACGTCTTTGTTTATGAAAATAGCACCCTTTAGCAGTTGCTTTAGCTTGCTCTTTATGGTATTCTCTAAGTTTTGCACGCGTTTCGTCTGTTGTAACTCGTTTACTGTTAGCCTCTGACATTTTACGCTTGGTTTCTACTGATTTCTCTCTACCTTTATGTGTTTCTGATATCTTGCGTCGAGTCTCTTCAGAGGGGTGTTTACCTTTATGAGATTCTGATATCTTATGTATCTCTTCTTCAGATGAAAATCTGGCCTTTTGAGCCTCTGACATCTTGTGTCGAGTTCCTTCTGAATGAGTTCTACCACTAAATGGATTATTAGTCCCCATTCTATCTTCTGACATTTTACGCCGTGTTTCCTCAGATCTGTTTCTGTTAGCCTCTAATATCCTGTGGCTTGTTTCCTCAGATCTCTTTTTGTTACTCTCGATTATTCTGCGCTTTGTTTCTTCGGAATGTTTCCGCCCAGTGCAACCTTCACCGCCATCAGTAATGTTGGTAAGATTTCCATAGGCTCTCATTGCGAATATTAGAGCAACCTCATAATCAAGGGCTTCTTTATCGGTATCGAAGTGCGACAAGATAGTTTTTTGCACTTTGCCTCCATTACTCTTAATCTTACGTATAACACTATATTTGTGAGGATTGCAAGATTTTTGCCCTTGACACGTGTGGCTATGTATACGGTTATTCCTGCCTTTGCCAACGTAAAACACTATGCCGTCAGGTCTTGAAAGAGTATAAACATAGGGCTTGTTAGCCTCTATTCCTAGCATTTCATTCTTCCCCTTTTATCGCTATTCTCTTGTAGGCTCATGGCAAAAGTTGTAGGGTGGTCATATTTCAATTGATCGGTCTTCGGGTTGACCTTCTTCTCATTTGGAGGATCACCGACGATGTTGCCAATGACCTCCATGCCTCGCATTATTAGCTCAAACGCCTGATCTAGGCGCTCGTCTAGTTTTTTCATTTTTCCTTCTCCTTCTCCATTTTCTGGGCTTGATATATCCAAGTGCAAAAGGCAACAGGAGAAGCGCGTAGAGCACAAGGCCTAGCTGCTGATGGCTCATAAGCCCCTCCCCCTGATTATGCTACCTGTATATGCGCTCCCAATGCCTGTTGGTTGTCTCATGAACGTACAGACGGCCTTCATCTGTATAAATGTCGGCCTATCGTTCATGCTTGCTCTCCTCTGTAAGGGTGTCCGATTGACGGACACCCTGATGATGTACATTTACGATTGGATAGTCCAGCTCAGATCGTCCTGAGCCTGGTCGTGGCCTAGAGACGTCCACATGAGCGCAATCTCCTCCAACGCCTCGCAGCTCTCACAAGTGCCGCGTAGACGGCACTTGTCGCAAACGAGATATCCGCATCCCGTGCAAACTTCAATATCATCAATTGGATATTGGTCTAAACACACGTGGCATGTTCCTATTGGTATGTGTTGCATGTTATTGCCTTTCTAATAACTGATCTTCTAACTCACGAGCCAGAGCCAAGTGAGGAAGACTTGGCTCTGGCTCGGCACCTTCGAGAATGCTTATGAGATAATCTCTAAGCATCTCAGACATTTCTTCCATCCTCCCGCCTTTTCAATGTGTCTTTCAGCGTATCAAGGATCTCCTGGCTACATTCTTTGCCAGATTGAGATACAGACGTATTTACGTTGCTCCCCCACTCTTCTATCTTCTGCTGCAATTCCCAATCAGTCAAACCCTTCAAATGACCCTGTAGTTCGTGGTCGATCATGATTGCTCTCCTCTGTAAGGGCATTCGTCAAACGAATGCCCTGATGATCTACAACTACGCCTTATTTGTCGTAAACTGACGTGTCTACACCCCAGATGTCCTGTGGAGTGAGATTAGGGCTGCGATCTCTCCAGTATTGCCTGTCTGGGTTCAGCTCATAGGAGAGCTGGCATTGCTCCGTGTAGAGCTCGTCATTATACGGGGCATCATCGGGGTCGTTAATAGTTCTCAGGTAGTCGTACCGCTCTTGCTTTAGGCTTGCCATGTTTGTTATCCTTTCTGAAGTTGGGCAGATAAGGCTCTGCCCGTGCCACTATTCACTGCCATTCTCCTCAGAAGGAGAAGATGTCTCATTGGCCTCTGGCAAGCAATCATTACAGCGATAAAGATTCTTATCGCTCCAGTTACTAAACTGGACAAAAACAGCATCTTCAGTGCATTCTTCCAAGCAATACATGCACTGTATCTCTTCATTCATTGTATTTGCCTTTCTTGCATTGAGTTGGGCTGTAAGGCCGCCCGTGCCACTATGAGGAGTGTCACGAGACTCTAACTCTCGTTTCAATTCGTTGATAGATTTTGTGCAGTTATCGATCCAGCGATATCTGCTTGAGATACTTGTTTGCGCAACTTTCCGCCTCAAATCCGTCCAGACTGAGATCTTTTCTAAAATCTCATCATCAGTGAAGCCTTGGTATTTCCGCATCTCACTCTTTTTGGGCGCATAGGCTGCGCTCGTGCCACTAAACGCGCTACAACTTAATATTTAGTGATCTAGCACGCATGGACAACTCAGAGAAACTTCCACGTGTTTTGTAATCATCTATCAGCCGGTCATACTCAGCATTCTCTAACTGATAGATGCAGTCAGCCTCCGCTCTGTCCCTCTCAAACCGTTCGCGGTTATTGGCAGGAGGCTGTGGGTAACTTTTGCGATCAACATCTTCTAGACCCGCAACAAACTCCTTAGACATTTGGGTCGCAAGATTATATACTGTTGTAGGTGTTACATCATGTAACATAAAACACCTTCTTTCTGCTCTTTCAAGCACTTGTTCCTCCCAACATGGGAGATTGGCGGCTATCTCGCTTGAGAGATGCGCGGGCTATTCGTGAAAGGTACCCGTACCGCCTTTGTCATCTTTAGTTGTATTCAAGAGTTCCTTTTGCCGCCTCAATCGGAACGTACCCGATTGCCCATTACTGGAGTGTAGCCGTTTAACATCTCTTGACGTTAGAGTTACATTAGTATCAGCAGTCATCTGCTGTACGAGCGGCTCAGGCCTTGAACCTGGTCTTGCGCCATTCCGCCCTGTGGACTATGCCGTTGCTACCCATCCTCTTGGTGATATTTCGACATCTCCACTCATTTTCAGACTGCCAAGTGCTATCTCAACTTCATCCTGAGTCAGAACGCATTTGTTTTTGATATCCTCTGAAAACGAAAGCTTTCCTTTTTCTTGGAGATACATGATGACCTCCAAGACGGTTGTCTCATCGTCTGTTATTTGCCTTGTCATGCTTTAACTCCTGTGTAAACAAAAAGAGCCAGAAACCATTTACGGCTCTGGCTCTTGGCTCTGGCTCTTGGAACTCTTTGTGCTATGCCTTTGCAGGCTTTCTAACAGTTTGCTGGTCTTGCGTCTCATCCATCATACGCAAGACTTCTCGTCTTGTGAACGCATGCGCTATACAGCAGCGCTTACACCACAGATACAGCTTTCCGTCTTTAACGTGTGCAAGGGGCTTTTGTGAGCTTGCGCACCTAATTTCTTCATTCATGCTGCGTGACCTGCAATATACGCGGCAATCTCTTCGCCATCATCGTCTTGCAGCACGGTTACTTCGCTGGCCTCGATCCATTGACCATTGCGCAATTCATACCAGTCATAATACACATTTTGACGGTCGAGTTTCTTGATTAGAGGATAAGCCTCCTCAAAACTTGCAAATTCTTTGTTCTGCATGACACAATTGCTGTCACGATACGCTACTGCCTGTCTTGCCATTGTTTTGCTCCTCATGATAACTATGCACAACGGTGTTCATTGTACCCGTAGGCACTAACCATTTCTCCACACATTGGACACTTTACAGCTACGATACTACGCCTTTCAACTTCAATAGCCTGCGCTAGACTCTCGTAGAGTCTTTTGGCTACGGGACTCACATCATCCCACTGTTTCGCGTGGGGATGACTCGTTGCCCACTGCTCATGTACGTTCTGTCCTGTAATCATCATATCCTCCTATTCGTATATGCCAAACACACTACAATACTGCTCACGTAGTTCCGCCTCGGTCATCTCAGCTTCGGATGTCAACTCAACCCATTGATGGACACCGTTGAGCTTACGGATCACGCGGATTGGCATTGGAGCCTGGTCCTGCTCTTCGACGACTTCCAGGGTTGCTGTTTGTGTTAACATAGTAATGTCCTCCAATGGACTAGGAACCTCTACGGTTCTGAAACTGGGCCCTGCTTGCTGGTAAGTTTTCCCGACCTGTTCAGCAAACGGGGCTCTTCTTTTTTAACTTGCTACGAAATCTTCAGCTCTAGATCGTTCAGTGTCAACTCTGGTTTTTGCTTCTCTTGAAGGAAAGAGTTGATGGCACCCAGAATCTGAAGCGCTGATCGCTTTCTGAGTGATTGTCCTCTCTCCGCATTTTTTACGGTGCCAACCGACACATCACACCTTCTCACGATATCTTCTCTTGTGATATCAAGTGCTTCGCGTAAATTGCAGAGTGCAGACTCTATTCTCTCCTGCATAATTCCTCCTTTCTTCAAGAGTCTATTTGCTAGTAAATGGCTTCACTTGCTAGCAACTTAACTTCTGAGAGAATTATACCTGACCAGAATTAGCTTGTCAATACTTTTTTGAGCCAATTTTGTAATTAGCCAGAAATTGGTGTAAACTAATTTGCAAACCTATAGACATTCATGGTATACTACGAAAAATCCATAGTTACTCAGGAGGACAAAGATGATACGCCGTAGAGGACCCAAATCAAAGCAGACGCCACCAGGCTATGTACGCTTTGCTGAAGCTGCAAAACTATTCGAGCCGTTCACTAAGAACACTTTCAACTATCGTGTAAGGACAGGGGATATCACTGTTTCAGAGGACGAGGGTGGAAAGATGTATGAGATAGCTAGCATTGTTGCAACAAAAAGAAGCCTTCTACATGAAGAAGCAGAAAAGAAAGCTGCACTATCGAAGCACTATATTAGGTGGACAACCCCAAATGATGTAATTGCTTCCATGATACTAGACCGAGAAATTTACCATGAGGAGTACCTAGCCGACACAGAGCACTACAGAGAGCGAAAGTCAAAGAACCCATACACATCAATAGCCGTTTTTGATAGTGAAAAGGAGGACACAATGTACGCCTACATTAGCCTCCTACCTCTGCCAGAAGCAACCATCATGGATATTCTCCTTGGCAAACGAGATGAGACTGAGATCACATCCAAGGATATCCTGACCTACGATGAGCCTGGAGAGTATATGCTACTCGCTAGCAGTGCAGCACAACACCCAAGTTACAAAAATCTGCTCATAGGACTCATCCGTGCATATACGGAATTCTGGGTTGGCCTCTATCCTGAAAAACGGATCAAACGCATTTACGCTCAAACGGTCTCTGATGATGGAAGGAGAATGGTCAGCCAGCTACGTATGTCAGGGATGTACACGGTGTCCAATGGAAGCTTAGAGCGTATCAAGGATGCCTACGTACTGGAAATGGATGAGCCAGCAGTGTCAAGAGTTATCAAGGACTTTCAAGAGAGATTAAAAGAGCAAAGCGCATAGACGAAACGCACCAATTTAAACGTTGAAGAGTCTTTTCAGACCGTGATACACGCGGAAAGGCAAAGCAGTGAGCAAACCAGACACCTGACGGGCCAAGACGTCGAAGGGATTTACGACAAACAAAAAAGCTACTAGCAACTCATTCTTGGCAGGTTGATTGCTAAATAGCTTTCCAGTTGAAACCTTGGAGGTTTCAAAAATCATCAGATATAAGGATTGTACCACTTATGACAAACATTACGCAAGAAACCACCTACAACAATACCATCGAACATGCAATACAGTGGGCACTAGAAGACATCCTTGATCGTAAGCAGCGACCCTCTCAAGAAGATTTAGCTATGCTTGAGCCAGGAAGTGAGGCAGAGGCAATCATCTCATCACTGATTAGCGTGCTGCGCGACAGTGATGAGAACGGCATCAAACATGCATTTGTGGGACTCAGCAAGAAGCATCCATGGCTAGGAGAGCTGAAAAGCAAACCAGTTCCACCACGACCTGGAACTGAGGATGAGCAAAAGACAGAGCGAAAACCACAGAGGCGTATTCGATTTGTCGATGATGATGCAATCGAGAATATGCCTGCACGCGAATGGCTTGTTTCTGGCATCCTCCCCGAAAAAGGCATAGCGATGCTATACGGTCCGCCAGGAACATATAAATCCTTTCTAGCTATTGATTGGGCATTATGCATAGGCTATGGCTATGGATGGCTAGGAAGAGCGGTAAAGCAGGGAGGCGTTGCCTATATTGCAGGTGAGGGTTCGTTCGGGCTAGGTCCTCGTGTCAAGGCATGGAAAGGACACCATCACAAGCAAGGCAATAGTGGTGTGAAGTGGTATGGTCAGCCGATAGCGTTAACCGACCCAGCGAGTGTGCTGGAATTAGTGGCTGCACTAGAAGAAGATTTTGCAGAAAATCTTAAGCTGCTCATTATTGATACACTCAGCAGAAATAGTGGAGGAGCAGATGAAAACAGCAATACTGAGATGGCGAAAATCATTGCTGCTGCCGACATGCTACAAGAAAAGTTTGGATGTGCTGTCCTTGTTGTACATCATGTGGGCAAAGACAAGCAGAAAGGCCCTAGAGGAGCATCATCCCTTGTAGGCAACATGGAAACCATCATTAGCACCGACCTTTACTCTGATGCTGTGCAGGGCATCAAGATTGAGTGCTTCAAGCAAAAAGATGCTGAGCAGTTTGACCCCATCCATCTATCCCTCCATAAAGTCGTCTATGGCAAGACTCCAGATGAGTCATCAATTGTTCTTGTCCACTCAGAGCCACCACTTGAGGATGAAGAAGACACAATATCCTCAAAGAAGTCGGTACAAGCGATGTACGAAGTATTGATAGGTAAAGAGCTAACGATGACTGAGTGGGTGGCATTAGGAGCAACGGTAAATGTTAGTGAGAGATCTGCCAAGAGAGCGCGTAAAGAGTTATACGACTCAAAAAGAGTTCATTACAAAACAGATAGCAAGCGCTATTATGTTCCAACTAGCAGCAATAGTACAGATAGCACAGCAATAAGGGGTGATGATGATGAATAAAAGTAATATTTGGTGCCAATCAGTGCCAAATCAGTGCCATGGCACCAGTGGCACTTGCCAAATAAAAGGTGCCAAGGTGCCACCACCCTATAGGGTGGCACCAATGGCACCAAATGGCCCGCTTTTAAATGGCACAAATTTGTCTGATGAGAGAAAGGAAACTAACAATGACCTTTGACCTACTTGCTGAGATGGAACGTGATGGTTTTAGTTCGTCTCGTAAGTCTACAAGCAGAAGTGGACAGATAAACGGTAACTGCATATTCGGCTGTGGTGGCCTTGGGAACGATAGGTTAAGAGTACAACCTAACTATGGTGAATATGGATGGTTCATCTGTGAACACTGCAATACAAAAGGGACAAGCATAGACTACCTCATGATAAAGAGAGGCAAGAGCAAGAATGAAGCACTTGCCGAGGTTGGATGGAAGCCAAGAGATGGGAGCGAGCCCAAATTGCTTGTCCCTAAGAGCATGTTGGAAGTTGTGCCTACGCACAATCCACCGTCTGTAGCTTGGCAAGGAAGCGCTAGGGCATTTACTCAGTACTGTGAAGGTGTTCTGTGGGGTGAGCTAGGACAGGCGGCTCTAGCCTATCTACGTGGCCGAGGGTTAAAGGATGAGACGATTAAGACAGCACGTCTTGGCTACAATCCTGTTGAGATGAGGCAGACGGATACCAAGTGGAGACGTGAGAAGCATGGTAGACTCTGGCAAGGGATCGTCATTCCCTGGCTTATCGGAGAGGACTTGTGGCGTATCACTATTCGCGATGAGAAGGCCGTGAAACCTGATCCTCGCTATAAACAAGTCGCTGGCGGATCTAATGGATTATATCTAGCTGATTCGCTCACCTATCATCGGCCTGTTATTCTAGTGGAAGGAGAGTTTAGTGCACTATCCGTTGCTCAGGAGTGTGGTCAATATGTAGCAGTATGTGCAACAGGCTCAACTGGCGGTGCGCACTCTGATCGGTGGCTAATCAGGCTAGCTGCTCAGGAATTGGTCCTTGTCGCCTTTGATGCAGAGGAGAGCGGAGACCTGGCCTCCAAGTGGTGGCTAGATCTACAGAATGCACAGCGACTACGCCCATTCTGGGAAGATCCAAACCAGATGCTTCAAGATGGTGTAGACCTGTGGGCAGATTGGATTAGCCCACGCCTTCAATCTATCCTTGCCGAGAAAGAGAAGATGCTATCAGAGGTGCTTACTGAGTCATCCGACCAGCTTCCTGAGAGCTGTGAAGACTGTCATACTGCGATGGGGGCCGATGACAGAAGCTTCTTTTACTGGGGACAGGACGCAATTCACTGCTACTGCAACATTTGCCGCGACGAGCAAACAGGCCTCCCACTTGAGAAACCGCAAGCCACCTATGAGCCAATTCAAAGTAACATCATCCCAGGCTGTACATTTGGCCCGATTGGTACTATCCAAGAACGAGCAGAAGAGCTAAGAGCAGAAGGTAAACAGAAGTGGCTACAAGGCTATGTCAAGCAGAATAGCGCTACTCAGCACTGAGAAGTCTGGTAGTGGCTCTTGATCGATGTTTGGCAGTGTAGTACGGCAGATAGGACAGAGAGCGCCAACCCTCTGTCCATCGCTGCATTTTTAATCCTTATTGGGAGGAAGTGCTACTACTGGACCGGTGTCGCGTTCATCATCTCCGTTTTTTAATTGCAGAGGTTTCACAGCTTCAATACTGTACAATTCTTTGCTGCGCAAAATAATTTCAATTTTTCGCTTACGTTGATCTAATCTTACTTGCTCTTTGTTTATTTCTATGTATTCTTCTACGATCAGATTGATAACAGTCTGATCTATGTTACGTTTCTGCTCTATTGCGTCCAACTTGTTTAGAATTGCATCAGTATCCTCTTTCCTGCTCCTTACTACAAGATTTGAGACTGAATTTACTATCCTCTCACCTAACCTCTCAAAATAATTTGTACTGGCTGTTGGACGTTTTAAAGGTTGGCCATTGTCTTTCATCGGCTCAGGGAGAAAATCCATCTGGTGTATGCCTTTCGAGTACTACTGTTTGTTTTGAATTGATGGCACTACAGCGGATCAAATAGATAGAAGTATTGTAGCAAAAAAAATATAGGCATATCAAGAATCAATTCGCGATGTTTTGACGGGCCACGCTGGACACGATGCTCCCGGTGCAACGCTCTCTTATGCGCAATATCATACGGTTTTATCTCCTGGTGCATCTCAAATCTAAGGATATTTCTCTAAGGAAATTTCACGTATTGACAGCCACCAAGAGCATTATTATAATATAGTCAGATATAAGCATACATACCCAGTAGACATAACAACCGAACCGGAGGTGACAATGAGAACCGACAACCCCGCTGCCAGACAACTCAACCAATCGATCAGCATACCACCAGATGTGTACAAAAAGGTGGCTGCAATCGCAAAAGAGCAAGAACGCTCGTTCTCTTTTATTGTAGTCAAAATGGTGAAAGAGGGACTAGAGCGTCGAGAGCAGGATAGTGCATCCCAGGATGCGAGTAAGCAATTAGGAGGAGAGATATAGCCATGTTTACAGCACTAGATCAAGATTTGTTAACGAAACATGTAGAGCGTGCAATATTCGAGGTTTTTTGTCGTGAGAACATTAATCTTGTCCTTCAAGCAATGAACCCGCCCGTATCGACAAAACTAGAAGTCTACAACTCAAAAAAGGAGAAGATGGAAACAATTCTTGCACAGAGCATAAACAACAATGCCTTGCAGGAGAAATTCTATGCAGAAGATGGTGCTGATCTTGATAGAGGTTCATTGGATAATATTGAGGAGAAGGCGCTGAGATATGCGAATTTCCTTATATACAAGCACAAACAGAAATACCAATTTATCAAGTACACCAACGAGATAGAATGGTTTGGCCTTGTGACAGGTGTTTCACAGTTGATGAAATCTGCTGAGTGGAGACATCAGGAAAATAGATACAAAGACCATGAAGCGTGCTTAAGATTTGAAAGAATAAGAGTTCGACGTGAGGAGAATGTTGCCTTCGCGAAGGGCTGGGGACACGCTAAAAAGCATCCTGACGAGGACTCCAAAGAGCAGCTCGCTTCAGTTTGGCAGGAAGGCCACAAACGAGTGAGCGATACCTTCTTTCTTCCGTACGAAAAAGAGCTAGAGCAACTTCCCCCAGGTGTAGTACATCCACTAGCATGGTTAACCGCACGTGCAGGAGGGAGATAGCTGATATGTCAAACGAATTAGTGCAAACTGGGTTCTTTGATCTTGGGCCAGCTAGTAATGAGTCTGATGAGATCACCATTGACGCCACATGGGCAAGCCTTCCCGATGAAGAGTTTGATCAAGCTGCTACAACTTTTCATGAGCAGCTTGATCAGCAAGAGAATGTCCTGAAGATGATGACAAGTGAAGTTATACGTAGGAAGGGGGAATTATACATAGCCTACAAGGCAAAACAAGGTCATGGTAATTTTATAAATTGGCTGGGAAGGATTGGAGTTTCTCAAACTACAGCTAAAGATCATATGCAAATCGTAAGAGAATTAGGAAATACACTCTTAAATCGCCGACGCGTCGGCGATTTGGGTTTTCGGCAGTGGATTGGAATAGCCCGATCCCCAGAGCGTGACCAGATTGTCACAAAGATAGAGGCTGGCGTCATTGAACCTACTCCCAAAGCCGTCAATGCTGAAATAGAAGCAGCTAAGCAGAGAGAAATGGAAGCAAAACGCGCAGCTGTTGATGCAGTCAAGGCAAAGAGAAAGGCAGAAGAAGAAGCAGCAACTGCTCAGCAGCAACTTGGCATCTTCCAATCTCACTCTCAGTTAGCTCAAAGCAAGATAGATGAGCTAAATAAACAAATTACAGATCTAGTGAAACAAATCAAGACTATTGAGACGCCTGAAAGGGTAGAAGTTATCCCACAGGAAACCAAAGAGAAAATAGCAAGTTTGGAAGCTCAGGTCAAAACTATTGCTGAGCAGAAAGGGATGCTCTACCAAGAAACAGAGAAACTGACTGCTGAGTTGAGAAAGCAACGGGACGCAAACGAATCTAGACGCAAGCAAGAGCAATATGAATTTGAGATCAAGAGCGGATGGAAGAAAGCAACTGAGGCACTCTACAAAGCTCTATCCCAGTTCATTGGTCAGATACCGTCTCCCATCGCTACCCAGGTTTTTGAGGGTGATGAATGGGGACGCTATGACCAGATTGAACAGGCACTCAAGCATTTCTATGAGGCTTTTGCTGGCATAAAGACCACAAAGTATAGTAATCAGTTTGTAGAGTCTGCTGTTGTCGTTTCACCTACAATTGTGGAGGAATACAGTAATGGCACTTCGCGCTAATCTGGTATTCTACAACGGAAACTGGTATCACCCCAGTTTCTTCAAACGAGGTCCTTACTGCATTAAACGTGCAAAGTACACATGTCAACATTGCGGTAAAAAGCGAGGTGAAGAATACGTAGCGGATACGGGCCGTACCGACAAAGTTGTCATCCAAGCAGCTCACTTGGATCATGATCCTGAGAACCCGCGTGCAAGGCTCATGGCTTTATGCAAGCAGTGTCATATGCGCTATGATGGTCCTATGCACAGTAGAAAGGGACTTCAAACAAAGAGGCGCAAAATACGAGAAGAAGCCATGCAAGCAGGACAGCTAGAGCTGCCACTGAAGTACAAAAAGCCACGAAAGAGAAAAGTAGATGTACACTCCATGCCTTAGTATTCTCAGTCTCCTCAAGGATTTTGAGGGAAAAGTTTCTCTTGATTTTTTAGTGAGTCGAACGAGTATAAAGCGTGCTGATCTAGAGAAATCTCTTGAGGACTTGGAGAATGAAGGCGTCATTCTTCGTGAGGATGACGCAATTCAACTTGTGAAGAATACGAAGCAGCACGACAATAGCGCTGTTCGGCACTGAGAAGACCGCCATATCCAGTACTGCTTGGTGAACTGCTGATTAGCTGTTCAGTCTGTCAAGGGCTCTATGATGGTGCACATTGCCGATTGGACAGAATTGGGTTAAGATACGGGGAAAGTAGCAGGAGGAACGAACCATTGAAGATATTTTCAGTTAGCGTAATTATAAGCCATAACTGTATGCACTACCCGTTTTCGTTATTTGACCCAAACCTGCACATTGCTTGCAAGATGCCATAGAGGCTAGCAAAAAGCACTTCACGCAATTGAGCGAACGAAGTGCTTTTAGTGTGGTGTGTGACTCAAGCGAGATACGCCCCATTGCTTAGCAAAAATTATTTCAATCCCAGTCGGGCTTCGGTGGAACCTGGCAATCAGTGACGAGGCCAGGTCCCGTAAGGATCCAAGATATGCCCATGATATCATCCGGCAAGAATGATTGTCAAGCTCGTCACGTGTACAAAAAGTAACGCCTAAGAAGTCAAAAAAAGCGAAGAAGAGTAAGTAGCATGTAGTGTAGGAAGGAAGAGTAAAATGGTATCTACTCTCCCTGATTTTGTAGCTCAATTGGTTGGTCGTAAGGTTGCTACCCACAATCAGTATAGCAGAAGTGCTCAATGGCATCAACGCCTTCTCTCGCCTCTGCTAGCAACTTATTGGCGTACTCTTCATCGGAGAGCACAACCTCATTACGTGGCCTGTCCCATGGCATTCCATGGTCGAGAGGCTCGTCGGGCACATAGCCCAGATCGTCCTTCAACCAATCAGGCAGAGGCCCTTCTCGATAATATGCGCTCTTCACGCCATGCTTACGGATCAACCAGTCTTTCTTAAAATCTTTATATCCACTTGAGGCATAGTCAGAGATATAATCCTCTAACCATGCCAAGTAACGCTTCCTCTCCTCTTTCTGTTGCTGTTGATTTGCCTGCTCAGCAGCAAATTTAGCCCTTCTGATCCTCTCCCTCCTCGCATCTTCCTCCTCCTTTTCTTTATTAACGATGAGAGGAAGAAATGGATCGACGTACTCGTCGTATTCCTCTGTGGAAACGAGGAGAGCATTGTAGTGCTTCATCAGATGCTCTTCCACCTGAAATGACAAGCAGGATATTGTCGCCCGATTGCAGACAAGCCCTGCCTCGTCGAAGATCTCAATGGCGCAATCGGCCACTGAAAATGGCCGATTTTTGCTTTCAATAATCTTTGCAATGATAATTGCATCTGACATCTTGTTTTGCCTTTCTGGGGAGAGTTCAATGCCCTCCCCGTCCTTTCTTTGACTTACAAAGACTTCAATAAACTCAAAAGCTCACTTTGAGCTTCCCTTATCTTATCAATGACCTCCTGTGTTTTTCTGACATCATCCTGAGTAACGTTTAAACCTCCATCAAACATATTGGTAAGTAAGCTGCATGTACTGTTTATTTTCTCATTTGCAAACTGAATAAGAGCGAGTTTGTCAACTGTGTGTGCCTTCTTATTTCTCCTTGGGGAGGCTCCTCCCCATCCTTTCTTTCTGTGCTATGATGACTTTGGATCAACTTCGCTCGCTGCTGCAGTGCTTGGCTGTCAGTAGCGGGCCTCTTTCGCGATGAACTACCTCAGAATGCTAAACGGCTTGGAGCCGAATGATCCGCGCTGGCCGAGGTCCTCTGTGCGCTTGCGCGACTTGATTTCACGACATTCCGCAACCAGATTGCGCTTGCCTTCTGCTTTACGTGAGATATATCCTACAAGGTCAAATCTTTCTTTCCTCTCATTTGAGAGAGATACAACATTGTACTTTGGTTTCTCATCATCACGAACAAGTTCTCCCGTGTCAGACCAGACATAACAACAGCGTTCGTGGTTCCAAGTGGGCTTGTGCTCTACAACCACTGGTGCAGGCGTTTCTCCTTGCATTGCCTGCTCCCACTCATTCCAGTTGCTGTTGCCTTGCGCTACAGGAGCCGCAACCATCTCACGACGCTCTAGCTCAAAGCGAGCATCATAGCTGGCCCAGCGGTTTTTGAGTGCTAGGACTCGCTCGTGTGAGATGAGCCACTTAAGGTACTTATCATCACACGAGCTAATCTCTTTTCCCTTATATTTCTTCCCGAAATTGATGATCATATTGTTCGCCATTTCAATGCTCTCTTTCCGCTAGTTGTTCTTCAGCGGGCCGTTGCCTCGCTGCTTCTATATAGATTATAAACCCTTGTCGGGTTATTGTCAAGGGTTTATCAGAGCGAATTTGACAAATTTCCCGTTTCGGGTTATACTCATAATAACCCGACAAGGATACATAAAGGAAAGGAGAGAACTTGTGGACGAAAACATAAATCTGTCTGAGTGGTACAACCCCACTGAAGCAGCTCTTGTTATTAGTAAAAATAGTGGCAAAGTGATCAAATCTGAATACGTTAGGAAACTTGCCCAATATGGCAAAATCAGGAAGATAAAGATTAGCAATCGGGCAAGTCTTTATTGGAAATCCGACGTTGATCACTACCTTGTGGAGGAACGAGGAGTACGATCTGGTAAAGCTGCAAAGAAGAGAGCTGCGAAACTAAAAGAAGTCGCTTAGCCAGACTTGGCGGTTCATCGCCGTAGGAAGCATCGCCGCCAAGTCCTAGACCCTGTTTGCACGCCTTTGGAGACGTGCTCAATTTGATAAGGAAAGGAACCCTATCATGTTTGACAGTGTATCACAATCATTGGTTGCCATTGAAAACAATGTACCACTTGCTGATAGCCGCATCGTGGCTGAGAAACCTGATATTCAGCACGGCCCATTCATGACAAACACCGTTCTGAAATATCAGGGACAGGTCGAAGCAAAGTGCGGACTAATCCATTTTGAAAATGGAGCAGTGAAAACTGCAACTAGTCGGAGTACGAAATATCAAAGATATGCTCGTCTCACTGAATTGCAGACAAATGCATATCTTGGGCTGGTGAAAAACACACCACAGTCTGTTGAACTCAAAATCGACTTGGCAGTAGCTTTTGATGAGGCAAAGAGGATTATTGCTAACTTACAAGTAACCGACAATCAGCTCCAAGACGTTTTTGAAACTCTCAGAGACGCAAAACTGCTTCGAAGCACAATCGAAGACCTGGAAGATAAAGCGCTCAGTCTTCGCAAAACACTACAGTTTCTAAAAATTGGAGAGGAGATGATGTTCCCAGGTCAATCTAAGACGCGTGGTAAGCGCACGGCATTCCCTGTAAAACTGATCAAAACAAAATCAGGCAACTTTGTAGCACAGTATCTACTATTGTTTGAATAGTCTGCTTGGCTCAAGTTGCACAATCGGACATCCTGTGCAGTAGCATCCTCTATTCTTATTATATCTCCCTCATATATCATTTTGCCATTGCAGTCTTTGAGACCTACGTATTGCATGATCTCTACATTGTCAGGATAACCCGTGTAGAAATCATCATGAAAATCATCCCCAAAAATCATCTTTGCTGCTTCAGAAGAATAAACTATGCCCTGATAAGGAAGATCTATCATAGCCTTCCTATCTCTATCCCAAACTCGGAAACTTATATCTCTCATGGTCGCTCCTCTTCTTCCGGCGTTGTGACTGCTCTGCCAATAGCGAGAAACTTTCCACCCAGCGTCTCTACCTCCTGTAGTCGTCTGAGCAGCTCCACAGCATCGTGAAACGCTCCCGCTATCGATTGGTGTCTGTCGTTCGCTACGCTTCTCAGTGCGTCGTAGGTGCTCTGTGCGATGTCAATGCGTGTGCGTTTACGCTTCTCAGCTAGGATCTGTTTCATTCTTCTTCTCCGCTTGTATTGCCATTATGCTAGTTTGCACTGATATCAAATTTAGCGTCTTGTTTAGCTGGTCGAGATTGTCAACTATTTTTAGCAGCAAATAGTTCTGTGTGACTGCTTGGTACTCCTCCATTGATATACCGTTAATCTCCAGAACTGCTTTCATCTCGTGCTCAATGCCTATTCTGAGATTATCGATTAACTCTAGTCTTGTGTCCATTTTGTTTCCTCCTCGTTTTGCGCTATGTCCTGTGGTGTCCTATACCCTTGCAAGTACACCATAACTCTTTTCTCTGCCAACAAAAAGCCGTGCTTGCGATGATGGGCACAGGCTCGACAACAAGGTGCCGTATTGTCATATGTAAGACCACGTGCAGGATCTACCATCTCTATCATGCTGTATGTGTATTCCTGGCACCAAGCGCACAGGCCCTTAAAATCCGATATAACCGATATCCATTCGCGAAGTGTCAATGTGGCTGTCAATCCGCTTTTACGCGCCTTATGCAATGCCGTTTCCACACGGTCAAGCTCACGCGCCGAATCACGTGTAAGACAGGTTGGACAGAGCCCGTACGCGTGACGCGCTGAGAAGTCAGTGCCGCATATTACACAAGTACTCATGCTTATATGCTCTCTTCCATAGGTAAGATGTTATTCAGTATGCCTATGATGTTTTTAGTTAAAACCATACTTCTAAGGCGGTACAAGCGGGAAACGTATTCTTTTTCTGTGAGCATTTCGCCTTCGTAGAAGTGACCACGAGCACAATCATTCACAGGTAAGGCGCGAAAAGCCCATATATCAGGCCAATAGGATACGATGAGAAATGGAAGTGGTCCCTCATTATATCCATCTGCTAATAAAGCTATTGCTCTGTATGATGGATGCTTTAGATCAGGGTCTTGAGCAGTAAAACGCTTATAATCTACGATTAATACTGGTTTGCCTATGTTATACTCAACTCCTAAGAAATCAATATCAACACAAGGGCAGTTAAATCCCCACTCACGATGTCGGTTGCTCAGCTCCTTATCACGCCAGTTGGTACGCTCGTAACTAGTCATCTATGGATACCCCCAAACTCTGCTTCACTTTTTCCGAACTGGCCTTAACACACGTCTCATCAATATCACATCCAACAAATCTACGTTCCATCTCGATGGATACCATACAGGTGGCTCCTCCACCAACGAATGGATCGCAGATAAGTTGATTCGTCTTGGTAAAGCGCCTAATGATATCTGCCATACCGCTTTCAGACTGTCCCCACTCGTGTTTGCTTTTATCGTTTTGATTGACGTCACTCTTGCAAACATCGCCTATCCATTCACCCGTATACTCGCCTTTGACATACCAGAGAAGAGGTTTCCAGAAGGAATTGACGTTCCTTTCCCAAAGCTGAGGCGATTGACCACCAGGGGTCAAGTATGCACACATCCATTGATACGCTAAACCAGTGGAGGCTAATCTTTCCATGATCTCTTGTATATATGATTGCCCTGTCATCACTACAAGAGAGCCACCTGGCTTTAATGAATACTGAGCAAACTGTGCCAGATCGCTATAAACAGAGAGGTATTCTCGTGGATAGGGTGGATCACAGATAATACAATCGATGCTTTCAGATTTCACATGTTGCGATAGGTCTGCTACTGAACAATGATAGAGGGTGCAATGTTCCGCTTTCTTCATGGCTTCGAGATATCTCTGGCGTGCCTCTTCTTGCTGTCTGAGTTGTTCTTCCTCTTTTCGCTTCTGCTCCTGCTCTGCTTTCTCTTCAGCCTTGACTATTTTATCAAGCGTATTCCAGGCTGCTGTAATGCTTTGCTCATTGAGTTGAGTGCGCAAGATATCTCCATAGCGAAATGTATCATCATGTCGTAACTCTCGATCAATCCGTTCAACTACTGCCTTACCCTTCTCGTAAGTGACACCAGAGCCAAGACCAACACGACGGGCAATGATATTGCGAACCTCACCACCCTCCGAAAAATTTTTCGGAGGGTAACTTGTATTTCCCCTTTTTTCTCTTTCTTCTGCTTTTGCCTTCTCTATCGGTTCCCATGTCATTCCCTCCCTTATCTGCTGTTCAGGAGTCTTCCCCCGATTTTCGTTTTCCCGCAAGAGGCGTTCCATCTCAGATTCTGGCGTAGCGAATGTCTCAACTACAACGGGAATCTCTGTATAACCAAGTGCCTTAGCAGCATGGTAGCGTCTATGACCACTGATAACCACATGCTCAGGATTTACGGTAAGCGGCTTGATCCACCCAGACTCTGAGATGCTTTGCTGTAGGTCCCTGACATCCTCATCGCCGTATATCTCGACATTGCGTGGGTGTGGCTTCAAGAGATTGATATCAATCTGCTCCACGACTACGTTTGATGGTGATATATCTACTGCCATGCACTTATTCTCCTTCGATCTTTGCTTGCTTAAGCAACTCTTGTGCAATCACTGCTGAAAATGCTTTGTATCTGTCATGTGTAAACTCCCATGGTTTTGACAGTATTCCCCACTCTAGAGGTAAAACACCTTCAATCTGTAATTTCAAACATGTTTCATGATACAATTCAGCTAATTCTAGCGCTGTCATGCTCTTACTCTCCTATCTTTTCTATTTGTTCTTTATTATCATGTGCCTTCTGACATACAGCGTAGCAATAGCCACAAACATAGAGCCCGTCATCTTGTTTTGTCACCGCGATAGAATGCTTCTCACATGCTGCATTCGTGCATAAACAGCATAAGCTCCTGATATCCTTATTACAGTTGTATCGGTAACATTTTTCAGGCTCTTGTTCTTGTGTCTGTTCTATTTGCTTTGCGAGCGTATCAATGATTACTTTTGCCTCATGCTGCATCATATGCGCAACGGCTAACAATCCTTCGTTTGTGTCTGGGTGCTCTTTCGAGTACGCTGCTAGAGCGCGAAGTATGTTGATGAACTCGTTTATACCATACAAATACTCTTCTTTGGTTGTTATCCGCATCATGTCGTTATTCCACTAAACTGCTACTGAAACTGCTCATCGATCATGATAACTACCTCAAGCTTCACGCTCGGATCTGCCATCACAGCTTCAATGCGCTTTTTGACGTCTTGCGCAATAAGTTCTGGTGTATACTTCTCATCATCGTTTGCACTGCCAAATCTTGAATATGATGGTTGTCCTTGTGTGAAATACGTTTGTGGCCCGTCTGGTGATCCTCGATCTACCACTTTCGTATACCGTATGTCTGTTGTTCTAGTAAATGACATGTGTTGCTCCTTCTAGGGTACTATCGTTTTTTGCCACATTGAAACTCGAAAGCAGGCACGTATGCACTCAGCAAAGTCAAAATCTTCTTTTGTGCACATGGACATGCCAACAAGCATATCTGCCTTGCAATAGACATAAGAGGTGAAGTACGGGCTGTGCGGTCTGCTGATTTGTATGATGGTATCGTCAATATCGGCAAACACATAACCATATCGGCTAAGCCGTTCTTTTGCGAGTGAGTACTGATCAGAGTCTTCATCTCGTGATGCTGGCTTTACTCTATCTAGCATGAACGTTATGACAGGCTCTTGTTGTCCATTAATGATTATGCATTCTTCTTCTGCTAATGGAGACGGGAAAGACATGACATTATCCTTTCTCCTCTTTTACAGTTTCCTGATTATTTGATGCAGCGTAGCTCTTTTCGACACGCCACATCACCTCTTGATTAAACGAGCGTCGGTTAACTTTAGAACTCTCATGAAGTTTGTCAAGCAACACGAGAGGAACGTATATTGTAGCCCGTTTGTATTCCTCATGTTTACGTCTCATGGCGTCATGGTAACATGCGGTATTGACTTCGAAAAGAGAGGTAAAGGTCCTAGAGATATTTCCTTAACGAAATATCTCTAGAGAAATATCCTTAGATTTGAGATGCATAATGTGACTTTACCTTGTTGGGCGCGTGTCCAATCTGTTACACAAGAAAATGGACATAAGAATGCCTCTATCGCTTCTGATAGAGGCATTCTTTGTTATATGGTGTGATCTGCACCCCAGAACACTCTTTGTATAACTCTCTCTTTTCCAAGAATTGCAATGCCAAACTGCACTTTGTCCCCAACTTGCTTTTTATCTCTTGGCGGCGTAAAACCCCTTGCTTTAGCTATGGGGATATAAGCCGCTTCCTTGTTTGGGGCTTGGGAATTGGGGTCCCATAACCGCTTGACGTATGTCCAATTTGATGCTACAATAGACATATGAAAGACACTATGAAGTCGCTTAGCATCCGGCTTCCTGAATACCTGTTGGAACAAATAAGGGAAGCCGCAAAGCAGAATAACCGCTCTATCAACGGAGAGGTTCTCACCGCATTGGAAGAGCATGTCAAGAAACAAAAGAAAGGCAAATAGGCAGTGAGTAAGCAGAAGCGGGCGTACAAGTATCGGTTCTATCCGACCGACGAGCAAAAGCGTATTCTTGCGCAAACGTTCGGATGTGTCCGCTATGTGTACAATTGGGGACTGCATACCCGCTCTGCTGCCTACAAGCTTGGACAAAGGCTCTACTACAACGATCTTGCTGCCATGTTGCCAGATCTCAAGCGTGAGTATCCTTGGCTTGGAGATGTCTCCAGTGTGCCTATTCAGCAGTCTCTTCGCCACTTGGATAAAGCCTTCAAGAACTTCTTCGAGGGACGCGCCAAGTACCCACACTTCAAGAAGAAGCAGAATGCCCAATCGGCTACGTACGCTGCGAATGCATTCAAGTGGGATGGGAAACATCTCACTCTTGCGAAAATGGATGCTCCTCTGGGTATCCACTTGCACAGGAAGCTCCCCAAAGATGCAAAACCTAGCTCGGTCACTATCACCAAGGATTGCGCCAACCGCTATTTTGTGTCCATGCTGGTAGAGGACAAAATCGAACATCTGCCAGTGGTCAATGCTATGGTTGGTCTGGACCTTGGTCTCAAATCGATGGTCATTCTCTCGACGGGTGAGGCTGTCGGCAATCCCAAATTCTACGCCCAAGATGAGAAGAGACTGGTAAAAGCTCAGAGACGGCACGCAAAAAAGAAGAAAGGTTCCAAGAACCGGAACAAGGCCCGTCTCAAAGTGGCCCGTGTTCACGCTCGTATTCAAGACAGAAGACGAGATTACCAGCACAAACTCAGCACACGCATAATTCGCGAAAACCAAGTGATTTGCGTGGAGAGTCTGGCCGTCAAGAACATGGTCAAGAACCACAAGCTTGCAAAGGCTATCAGCGATGTGGGATGGGGAGAGTTCGTTCGACAACTGGACTATAAATCCAAGTGGTATGGACGTACCCTGGTCAAGATTGACCGCTTCTTTCCCTCTAGCAAAACCTGCCATGACTGCAAGCATGTTCTCGACTCCTTAACCTTGGACGTGCGTGAATGGGCATGTCCCCAATGTGGCATTGTTCACGATCGTGACACTAATGCCGCGCTAAACATTCTGGCCGAGGGGCTCTCGGCGTCGGCCTGTGGAGGGAGTGTCAGACCCGTTCGGGCGAAAGCTCGTCGGGCAACCCCCGTTGAAGCAGGAAACTCTCGTTCGTGAGAATGAGAAGCCCCTGCCCTTTAGGCATGGGGAGATGTCACAGAACTTAATATCCATAGGCTTACGCTTGCCCCTGGTGAAAGAGTTCTCAGGATACTTCTCATTTTCCAGTCCCTTAAGCAAAGCTTTCTTTTGACCGCTAGCATGCATCAGATCTTCGTAGAACTGAATCGCTATCCTCAAAAGCTCGGGGTCGTCAAGTAGGTCGAGATGAGAAATTTCGTTGTAGCCTGTTAAGCTTAGTTCGCCGTTTATGCTATACGAGCCAGTTTTGAAGATGGCTGGTAGAACTTCCCCGAAAACCCACTCACGAAACGGAATTGCATTTGGCTTGTCCGATCGTGCAACAAAATCCAGGTAATTTGGGAAGGAAATGCAGGTGCACATTTGCCGACCCCCTTTGGTAAGGACCTCGATTGAATCGACCCCCTTTGGGAATAGTAATCGTTTTACGACATCACTGGGATTGCCAATTTCCAAGATCTTGCAGGCGTCGGCAAGAATGGGCATTGGCTCGTTGCTAACCCAAACGACACGAACGGGTTGACTGTTGAACTCAAAAAGTTGTAATTTATTATCCATGTAAGGTTAACTCCTTCTTGTTGTGTGTCTCCAAAGCAACTAACTTGTAAGACACATAGCACGTACACCTCTTGCGAAAGAAGTGCGAACGGTGGTTAGGGGTAGTCAGTGTGGGCTTGTCGAGGGCATTGGACTGACTACCCCTGCTAAGCGGCTTCCTTTGTCTCTTCCTTTGCTGGTTTCTTTTCTTCCATAGTCCATGGCTTCTCTTTTGCCTCTTTGATCCTATTGGCATCTACCACAGACATGTAAGCACGGTTATCAAACCTAAACCTATGTGTCTTTATGCCAAACCCTTTTATGTAGTAGTAGAGCGATGATCGCTTTATTCCTACATACGCAGCTACTTCTGCCAAGGTCATGTATTCTTTTCCCTCCATAGGTCCTCCTTTCTAGTGAAAGACTACCACAGATGACTGATTTTGTCAACCACTATCAAATACCAGAGATTAGCAGCTAAAGGTGTTGATTTCTGTTGAAAGGTGTGGTATACTTTGAATGTCCCCTCGGAAATATCCAGGGACAATAAAAAGACCGCCTCTGTGTCCGCAGAGATGGCTTGTCGGAGTGCTCCGACAAAGAGGTACAGGGTTGCAAACAGCCACTTTTGAGTTAGGCCGCAATGGCGGCGTCATGTGTCGATATTAGGTCTCGTAATAATATCGAAAAATAGGAGGCAATGTGAGTACAAAAATTATCACCGTGTGCGGTTCTATGCGGTTCTTCCGCGAAATGCTTGTATATGCAGGGACATATACTCTAAACGGGTACATTGTATTAATGCCTTTTGTTACAGGGGCAGGAGGTGACGTGAAGTTTGAATTAGATGAGCTTCATAAACGGAAAATTGACCTGAGCACATCAGTGCTTGTGGTCAATATCGGCGGATATATCGGAGAGAGTACCCGTAGTGAGATCGCTTACTCCTTGAGCAATGGCAAATCAGTAATTTATGTGGAGGAGGCATAATGGACATTATTAACTATTCAAGGATGCACGCGTCTTTACGATCGCAGCTTGAAGAGATTATGCTGCTATTGGACGCGCTCGATTCTACAGATATAGCCATTTTTGATTTCGTGATGGATGCTCTTGAGATTGTCGAGAATCGGTACAACGACTCGACGCTCTCCAGAGTAGCAGATGTTTTTGAAGATGGAATGTGTATCCTTGACGATCTAGGATTTATCAAGGATGATGCCAGAATTGTAGAGCGGAAGCTTAGAAGTCAAGCTCTTGATGACATTGATATCAAGAGCTTGACCCAGATCCTCACATCTTGGGCTGACGCGGAGGTACCCCATGTTTGAGGTTAGCATTACTGGCTGGACATCCGATAATCACGGTGTCCAGTTGCCAATATGTCAGGTGGCATCATCGGTGCCGATTAAAGTCGCTCGTATAGAGTATGATAGTTATCCCAGCGGCTTGATTGATGTCTTTGTTGTAAGCAAAGGTCCTTACATGATATCACGCGTTCTCTGGAATGCGTCAAGGATCTACATCTTAATAGACAGTATCAGTGCCATATTAGTAAATGCAGGTAATAGTGTAGGCGTGTTCTTGTATTCGTTTAGTTCTAGGCTCGTTGTCAACGGTATTCGATCTCAAAATACGCAAGGTATCGAAAATCTCTTCCTACGTCTGGACGACGGGGAAGTGTTTCACGTTGTGTAGTGCAATCAGCGGTTTCAGGAGAGTGCGCTTGGTGGTGCCTCTCCTTTTTTGCTGCAGAATGTAGTTAGATATCAGTCTGTGCCCAATTCAACCGTTTGTCGCACAGCAGCAAACTTTTCAGTGTCTCGATCTTTCGTTATGAGCATATGCTCATAACTGCGATATGCAGTCATGACCTCTTCAGGCGTACCATACAGAGCTAACCTCCACATGTCAGTTTCAAGTTGTTCTGATAAGGAACATTCTTCCTTGAGCAAATGCAACCAAATGAACACTTGCGAATATGTCAATGGAAATTCTCCTTTAATAGCACGGCAAATAGCAGAATGTTGTATACCGCCTGTGCTGTACGATTTCTGTATGTGCCCGTTCCTTATCAAATAATCGCGATATGACACTGACCTTCTTCCTAGCTCACGTTGACTGATACCGGCATGATCGCACAAAAAACTCAGCAATAATCCAAATACTTTACGTGCATTAGAATGAAATATTGCTGATATCTCGTGTGAACGGTCCTTTTTAGACATTGTATGTTTGAGACCTCCTTCGCTATCCATGACTATTGTTCAATGGCACGTAGCATAGCATAGACGTGCCGTAATAGCACAAGGTGCCAAAGTGGTACTAGCTAAGAAATACCACTTAAGTGTGATTGTCCTCCTATTGACAAGTGGTAAATAAAAAACATTTGCGCAAGGTTGTGAAATCTTTACCACTGCATATGAAACACATCGCCCAGGGTTGTGGTGTCATAAATAGTGCTTGTGTATCCTAGCTTCAAACGGCTAGAAACTAGGTCTTTATGTGCTCAGGCAATTGTTTAGCACTCGTCTCAAACAAATCAGGAAGCAGCAAAAGATGACTCAAGAGAAACTTGCTGAGGCCGTAGGGGTGTCAACATCAACCATCCAAAGATGGGAATATGCGGATGATGCTCCATCATTTGACCGGATTGAGGTATTGGCACGAGCACTAAACGTTAGGGCAAGAGACCTCTTCGATTTCGGGGACACTGAGATTTGATCTGCTGTGTAGCGGAAAACTAAGCCAGCAGATCAGCAAACGCGATGCCTCAAGATATGGAGACGCGTCAATAGTCATAAACGCACCAGCTACCAAATATTAACATTGGTAGCTTTTTGCCATGGTTTAGGAACCTCAACAAAATACCCCTGATGTACACCACATCGTAACCTGCAAAGATAGTTACTTTTGAGTAGAAGAACGTATAGTACTCATACTAAGGTGTTGCTACAACAGCAACGCTCAGGACAAAGGCCAGTCCTTGACCAAACTTGTTTTCATCGAAGAAAAGAGGTACTACAACTCCCACGATGTCTACTATTTGCGCAATAGTGAACTAGAATATTTCAGTTACCCCCGTCGGGATTTTTTGTTCATTTTGCCGCATGTACAAAATGAACATACGCGCATGTAAGTTTCTACGCAAGCACATACGCTTGTATGGCAATTACGAGTCTAAGCAATCTTCATGCAATCTTTATAGAACAAGTGTTCTTGAACCTCACAAAATGGCTTCTGCGTACGTCTAAGAACCATCTAAGGATTTTTCTCTAGAGAAATTTCCTAAGAGACATAGCCTGATTTATTCGAGAAAATAGAGTTACCGACTCATGCTTCATCTCCCCCAGGTCCCAATTGAGTCGGCAATATTAGAAGAAGAGGCAGATCATGGAAACGATCCAAGCAAACAAGTTGCCAAACTTCACTCCGCGTGAATTAGATGTGATTCAACTCCTCGCACATTTCAAGACACGCAAACAAATATCTGCGTGTCTTAGCATAACGTATGATACTGTTGACTCTTATATGCATAGCATATTCAAGAAGGTAGGTTTGCACAAGCAAGTAGAGCTTATCGCGTTTGCAAATGAAAACGGGTTTGGCAAAGATGAGGTAATCAATGGATAAAAAGACACTGTATAAATTTTTGCCATACACATCCAATCTTGATGCAAGAAGCATTTACAGAGCACTTGAGAGGCATTTCAAGGTTGGCATCAGCTGCCAACGATGTACGTGTTATCACCGATACGGTCTAATGCTAATTACAGGCGACTATAGTAGTTTTTACGAGCACATTACAGATGTCGGCAACGAAGGCAGGAAAAACGCCATTGCACATTTTGAGTGGTCATTTGGTCAGGTTACAGACTCAGGCTTGATTACAATTGAGCAACGTGATGAACGACTCTATGAGGTTGTTTTCACGCAGTTGGCACCAAAGGAGGTCCTAGTATGAATGATTTGTATTTTGAGCCTGCAATTGCAACATTCGAGCTGCCATTGCCACCTGGAATAAACAGTTCCTATGGTATAGGCAAATCAAGGACAACAGGCAATCCTCGTATTGTATCTAATGAGCAACACAAGCAATTCAAAAGAGATGCGGCTCTGCTTGCTAATAATCAGCTTCAATTGATGGATAAGCCGAATAGATCTACATATGAGCGTGCGATTGAGCAAATCAACAAATACAGATTGTTCATATTCCTTGAAGTTCTGTTCTTCCTTGAAGATATCTTGTCTCGTGATGAGGATGGCGGTCTTAAAGTGGTGCAGGACGTAGTTTGTCAATGCATAGGTATCAATGATAAATATGTACTAGGTGCGCATTTATGCAAGCGCAAGTCAAATAGCAATTCAAGATGCGAGATTGCTGTCTACATAGCAAATCAGGAGAACGCGCTATGAGACGAATATTTAAGCGAGTGGCTGCCTTTGCCCCTGTAAAGAAGAACAAAGAATACCGACATGCGGTCCCTAGATCATTTAAACAGTTCAAACTCGACAAACGCGTTTTCCAAGAGATTGACACATGTTCGTTTATCAGACCATATGTTATTGGAGAAACTGATGGATTTGATTTGCCAGAGGGCATTGACCTAAATCAGATTAAATGGACATATGTACTAAGTCCAGGTGATTTAGATCATGTAAATAAACATATGTTGCAATTGCCAACACATCTTGGAGCAGTCGTGTTCGACATGTTGGAAGGCGAAAGAGCACACGCGAGAGTACTTCTCACGCAAGAGCAGATGAAGATTATACACGAGTCGGCAAAAAAGCGAGAATATTCCCGATGAGATTTGCGATTAAGTGTCCCCGCTGCGGCTCTACAATCAGGTTAGAACCGCCGTGGATGAGACTTATCTATTCATGTCGTTGTAAGCCTGAGAAGGCCATGCTGGCCTTCTCATTGCGATTGGAGGCCACTCAATCGCCAACATCCACACATGACGAGTTGAATCCAGAAACCATCGCTCGTATGTATTATTATATTCGAGAGTTGCGAGTAAAACATGCAGGCACATGTAATCTATGCAAAGCCGTTGCTGAACAAGGATTAGTGTGTCCTGACCTGGAAGAGCTGCGTATAGTGTGCAATAAGTGGTTATCTTTGAAAATAACATGTCCAGAGGAGAAACACATATGAGCAGAGCACAAGGCACCGAGCTACTCAAACAACGCGTGCGAGTCTCGTTCGATTTTGATGTCATTTGTAATGACGGGCCAGTACATAATTCAGGCAACGATGATGATGATGTGAAACAGTACGATCTGGCCCTGCTCAGGAGCTTCCTCAGCGCCGACAAAGAGAAACTCCTCCACATGCTGGTGGACGCTATCGGCGCTGAGATGGGCCTGAATAGCACTGATAGCTTCATGAGACAGTTCTTACCAGAGATAGATATAAACAGCCACGTCCTGTTCAGCAAGGCCATAGGCGGGCTATGTGGCGATGTAGGAGATTATTGGAGAGAGACACGAGATGATAGTGATCTCCCATGGGGCGAAGTCCTCACTCTTGCCACTGAAAAGCTTTTCGAATGCTTCAAAGCAGAGTTCGTGAAAAGTAGTTACACGGTGATAGGAGAAAATAATGTCATATGTTAGAGGTAAGTGCGATGAATGCAAGTGTGAGAATGAATGGAAGCATCCATGTTCTAGATGCGAGAATGTTGTATGTGATCAGCATGCGCATATTGCACGATCATATAAAGATGAAAGTTGTACATATGTATGTAACGGTTGTTATCAGCTATGCATGGAAGCATACAGACGGAAACAGCGGCGTGATAATGAATGACAGCAAAAAATCGTTGACAGCACGCGAAACCGAAGCCTTGCATCTACTTGCGCAAGGCATGTGTAACGCAAAAATAGCTGAAATATTGGTTGTTGGGGAAAGATCAATTCAGGAGTACGTACGTAGAATCATGCGTAGAACGGGTATCCATAATCGCGTGTTGCTCGCTTTCTACGCATTTCGCGAAGGGTATGTTACGAATGCTGAAATAAAAGATGCTATAGAGCTAGAGAGGCAGAAACAAACATGAGCAAAGATGACATATTTGAGACATATTGGTGTAAAAAGCCAGACGAGGTGGATATACGCATATCGCCCTCATGGACACCTGGATGGAGAGAAGATATAACACAACCATGCGCACAAGGCAAAACATATGGAGAAGCTGTTAACACCGCAAAAGAGACGCTAGAGATGCTTGTCAAAGCAACCAATGACGAGGAGGAAAACATAATATGAGCCAATACTGGGTAGATACAGAATTTTTTGATAATGGTTGGACAATAGATTTAATATCTATTGGAATAGTTAGTAGCGACGGAAGAGAGTATTATGCTCAACATTCTGATTTCAGCTATAATCCATATCTGACTCAATTCATATCTGAAAACACTAAATGGGTAAAAGATAATGTTTTCCCTTATCTTCGTGTGTGTTCAGGAGATGTGTCTGGATTCATAGAAGAAACTAAAAAAGGATTGCTGAACGCTCCTAACGAAAATCACAGCGGCGTAGGAAGATGCTATAAAAGTGATTGTCCTTGGCGTACACACGAAGAACTTAAAAATGAGATAGGTGATTTCATGGATGCTGAGGAGCACGGCAAGCCTGAACTGATAGGTCGGTGCTCTGGATATGACTTTGTAGCACTATGCCAACTATTTGGAACTATGATGGATCTCCCCAGTAAATGGCCTCATTATATCCGTGATCTTCAGTACCTTTTAGACGTGCAATATATATCTGATGATGAGTTGCCACAACAAGATGGTAACGCGCATAATGCATTAGATGATGCACATTATATTAAGAAATTATGGGAATACATCGTAGGCAAATAAGGAGAACACAATATGAGCACTACATGCGCACACCCTAACATCACTGAGAATAACGACCTTACGAATTGCAGATGCAGAACGCGAAAAGCTGAGAAAACCCCATCAAATACGCACGTAGAGGGGTTGACACCTTGCCCAACATATGGCATACTGTCCTTGTTGGGCAAGGCCCGCAAAGAAAAGGAGGAACATGGAAATGGACCAGGTCAAGGCGATATTCCGATCTACGGGTTGGACAGTACACATACGCAAACGGTGCAAGGGAACAGAGTACATCTATGCAGCGCGAAGGATCGGGAAGGGAGTCAAAGAGGTCTATTTTGCTCCCAAATCGAAAGTAGACCTAATGGACGAAGAGCAGGTACTAGAGAAACTAGCCAACGTCACCAAATAAAAAAGGCCTCCGTTTGGAGGCAATGGACAATTGAACTATTAGCAGTATCAAGCTTCTTCTCACGCGTGTGGCAACAAAATGAAAAGAGGCCTAGAGATTCACTCGTCTCTGTTACAAGCATACATGATCAAACCAAAATTTGCAATGGTTTTCAGATCGTCTTGTGTAACAGGGTACACAAAGGAAAGAAAGTACCCATGAAAGAACGATTTAACCCTTTAAACTTCAAAGCCATTGAAACCAAGTATGATGGATACAAATTCCGCTCAAGACTCGAAGCGAGATGGGCGACCTTCTTCAATGCCCTTGATATCCCCTATGAGTATGAAAAAGAAGGGTATGACCTAGAGGGGACATGGTATCTCCCTGATTTTTGGTTGCCTAAGCAAGAGTACTTTATCGAAATCAAAGGGCAGGAGCCAACAGAGGAAGAGGCAAAAAAAGCAAAAAACCTTGCACTCTACACCAATCAATCCACGCACATCATTTCTGGTAATATTGCAGTGCCAGGTCATAAGAATGCACATTACATTCATTCTGCACATCCCCCGCTTATTCGTCTTAGCTGGCTAGATGAGTCAGGGCACCAAGAGAAAGATATTCCAACATCCTTGGATGCCCGCATAGCCATACAGAGACTTGATGAATTAGGGATGGAATTTGGAGTCGCAATGTTTGCTGGTGGTCTCAAGCGGCTAACAATAAAAAGAGCATATAATCAGTCTCTTGCTCTAGACTGGCTAGAGTCGCAAATAGAGTTAGATATACATAACCTTCACAAATTACGTGATCTCATGCCGTTGCTAAAGAAATGTGAGAATGAACTATTTAGCATATTCTCGCAGACAGACAAAGAGAGCAATGAAAATTATAGGGTCTATGTCATAGGACAGGACGAAGATCCTGCTCGACTAGAATGGCAAGCCTGTACTTATTGTAATATGGTTGTTATTGCTAGTGCCTCAATAAAAGGTTCAGACCCTTGGACCTGCCCATGTTGCAAACGAGGATCTGTCACCAATGATTCCCCTCGCCTACTTGCTGCATACGAAGCAGCTCGTCAGGCCAGATTTTAGATAGGAAGCGAGGTGAAATAATGAGCAGAAGGCATAGTGTTGTAAGACATCAGGCAAATTACTTCTATGTTCCACTAGAAGATGATTTTCTTGCTATGTATGAAAAAATTGCCAAAGAACTAGATCCTGAAAAGATACAGCAAGGTAAGCCAAAAAGCGCATCTAGTGACTGCAAGGCAATGATTGCTGCTATCCTTGAAGGATGGATGAATAGTAAACGGACCACGGCCAAAGGCGAAGAGGACCTCTACTCTTACTTCTCTATCGACCAGCTAGTACAACAACTCAGAGGGCGATACAAGCGAAGTGTAATAATCCAGTGCTTAGGAGAGATGGAAGTAGAAGGAACCTGTACTGATCCCCAGACAGGCGATATACACACGGGAACCATCAAAAAGCGCCCGTATCTTCAAAACATGTACGGTTACGTTTTAAACCTACCCGTAGTACAAGCACTTATAGATGCTTTACCAGAACAATCACCCTATGACATCAAAGCCAGACCAATACTTGGGCGTCCAAAGAAAAGCAGTCCAAAAACGGACGGTATTTCTGAAGAATGCAGTCCAAAAAAAGACTGCATTAAAGAAGAGAAAAGCAGTCCAAAAAAAGACGGTATTTCGGTAAAGCAGTCCAAAAACGGACCGATTAACGCGAAAAGCAGTCCAAAAAAAGACACCCCGTTCTATACACAGAATAGTAATACACAGAATAGTAATAACACAGAAGGAAAGAACGTAGGTGGCAAGACCATTCAAGCCACAAAGACCGAACCGGATTCGTCCACTCTTTCGCTCACTTCTTCTTCGTCTTCTCAACTTCTCCACATTGGGGAGAAGTTATCCACGCAAGAGACCGTGACTCCAAGTCAAATACCAGTACCCTCCGAGTCAAATGAAGTGAAGCGGGTACAGGGATATTGGAAGAGTCTGGGTCTCATAGTCAAAATCTCCGAGCACTGGGTCATTCTTTCTGAGCATGTCCACAGCTTTGAAGAAATGGACAGCCTCTTTAAGCATACGCAGTCCTGGGTTAATAACAACCCTCGTGTTACAGACAAAACAGTCCATCCTGGCAATCTTGTGAATTGCCTCAATGGCTGGAAGCAAGCACAAGTGTCACTCACTCAAGTCAGTCAGACAAAAGAAAAGGAAGTCGTAACCGTTGGGAATAGGCATCTTGTGAGTTTTAGTTCACGACCACGATTGTAGGAGAAAACCATGGAAAAGCAATTACCACAAAATGTTGAAGCTGAGAAGTGCGTTCTGGGTAGCATTCTGATCGACTCTGAGTCTATTACACTGGTAGCTGACTTCCTCAAGTCGAACGATTTTTACCGCAATGAGCATAGGCAAATCTATAGCGGTATGCTCAGTATTTATGCTCAACATGAGCCAGTAGATTTTCAGATACTTGCTGAGCAGCTAGAGCGTGATGGCCAACTAGAGGAAATCGGTGGATTTAGCTATCTCATGTCACTCATGAATGAGGTGCCTACCAGTAACAATATAGAGTCTTATGCGCGTATCGTCAAGAAGAAAGCAGAAAAGCGAGAATTGATTAGAGCAGCTGGGATAATCGCTCAATCTGCTTATAGTGAGGATGAAGACGCTCTTTCGAAAGCAGAAGAGTTAATTCACTCTGTTAATCAGGGTAAGAGCATCGCTCGTATAACATCTCTTCAAGATGCCGTTTCGCGTTTCATCACCAAGTTAGATAAGTTGCATGAAAATCGGCTTAAAGGCGTTGTGTCTGGTGTGCCTACTGGGTTTAGAGTGCTCGATCAAATCTTGGGAGGTTTTCAGCCCTCTGATCTTATTGTCCTTGCAGCCAGACCCGCCGTTGGTAAAACTTCACTTGCTCTAAACGTTGCATTGCGCATTATCAAGGACACAACGCATAAGGGCAACAAAATCATGATGTTCTCCCTAGAGATGGGAGAGGAACAGTTAGTTCGTAGGCTGATGTCAATGGAAGCAACGGTTGATCAAACGCGGCTGAGGACCGGAGACATTGAGGATGATGAGTGGGAACGGATTATGGCCGCCGCTGGTACGCTCTCAACTGATCGGATGTGGATTGATGATACACCTGCCATCTCGCTTACAGAGATGAGAAGCCGTGCACGCCGTATTCAATCTGAGCATGGGCTAGACTTGATCCTTGTTGACTACATGCAACTCATGAAAGCAATGCAACCCAACGGTAAACACATTGAGAACCGGACGCAAGAGGTATCTACCATCAGTCGTGGTCTCAAAGAGTTAGCAAGAGAGCTAAATGTCCCCGTAGTAGCGCTAGCACAATTGTCCAGGGCAGTTGAAAACCGCGCTGACAAGACACCTCAATTGTCTGATTTGCGTGAAAGTGGAACGATTGAGCAAGATAGTGATGTCGTGATGTTCATTCATCAAGATCCTAGCCAAGAGATGAAAAACAACGGCTATGCACTAAACATCATGGTAGCCAAACATCGTAACGGACCTGTAGGAGTTGAGACGCTGTGGTTTACACCGCATCTTACAAGGTTTTCTGACATTGAACAGCAATTTAATGCTGACTAGCAACCAGAAAGGATTTTTATCATGAATACACCAAATCAAGATCGCATCCAAGAGTTACGTACAATGCCATACGAGGCATACTTGAAGACGTCAGAGTGGAAAGCAAAGCGAGATCAGTCACTGGAGCGTGATGGTTATCGCTGTCGCGCCTGCAATAGTAGCGAAAAACTACATGTACACCACCGCACTTATGCACGACGTGGGAACGAAGATATCAATGACCTGACCACTCTTTGCCAGAGTTGCCATGAACACTTCCACAAAAAGATAAGCCAGACTGAAATCATGGTACAAACCTATGATGCACCTGTAGTCATTCTTTCTAACGAAGAACAGGCTCTACGTTTGGAAGACCAATTAATTGGTCTGATTATGCGGTATCCCGATGTGTGCCCGCATCTTGCAGGAATACTCCAGGAATGTGATTTTATAGATACCAACACACAAGAATTGTTCTGTGTATTCAGCAATACATATTCTTCTGATGCTTCTTTTACGCTTCAAAATCTTGAACAATTTGTACCATCAGGCCTGATGCCTACTGCACTCAGGGCGATGAAGTCTATGAAGTTAGAACATCTGATTGATGAGGCAAAACAAGTGAAATACGCTAGAAAGATAGCAATGCGCATGAAACGCTTGATGTTGTCGAGATCAAACGAAAAATTGCAGGTGCTTATAGAAGAGGCTGCTATTTCAGGTGATATTGCTGCTGAGGGTCAACTCAGACGAAATATACAAGAAAATCGCAAACTAATGCTGATACTGCATATGTAGACGCAGAAAGCGAAGAGGAGAAAGCATCGTGATGACGAACGAACAGATCTTGCAGTGGGCAGCTAGTATAAACTTCGCACATATCAACATCACGCCGACCTGTCATATTCGCTATGGCAGGCAGCAATGGGAAACGAGACTACCAGAACTCACTGCTAAACAGAGGATGACATTGCAGGGCAAGATTGAGCGATGTGAAGCAAGGTTATCGAAAGAGAGAGCATCATGAGCACAATGATAGCAACCAGAACTGTGTATCCCATTGGGTACTCGACGCTTGGCTCTCAAGAGTACATTGACGGGCTGATGAGCAGCCCGCAAACGCTCTTGATCGACACAAGGATCAGCCCTAAATCCTGGAATGCAGAGTGGAGCAAAGATGCACTGCAAGAGAAATATGGCGATAGGTACCGTTGGGCAGGACGGTACCTAGGCAATACAGCGTTACGGACTGGTCGTATTGCGATCGCTAATCCAGCGGTAGGCATCAAAGGACTGATCACGTATCTCAACGAAGGGCATGATCTGGTTCTACTTTGTCAATGCAGGCAATTTTTGAATTGCCATATGAGCGAGATAGTGAAGCTTTTACATGATAAGATGCCAGAGGTTGAGGTCGTGCAGCAACAGTCCGATACTATCCCATGCTTAAGCATCAGACAGCCTTGGGCTTGGCTCATTGTCAACGGTTTCAAGAATATTGAAAATCGTGATTGGCCAACAGATTACAGAGGCCCGTTGCTCATCCATGCTGGCAAGGCTTTTGATGAAGACTGCTTCACTCGCACTACAATTGATCTCGATCTCTTTGATCGTTTCGGGATCGAAGTATTCAATTCGATCCCAAGGTGCACCACAGATTATCGATTAGGCTGCATTATCGGTCAAGCTGATTTAGTTGATGTGGTCGAGAAGAGCGATAGTCGATGGTTCTGTGGTGACTACGGATTTGTTCTGGAGAATGCAAGGACTATCGACCCTATCCCTTATGCTGGCAAACTTAAACTCTTCGATGTGCCTAGAGATGTTGTTCAGGTTGCTCCTGTTTGCTCACCAGAAGGCCAAGAAGAGGCATTGGTAGTTGAAATTGATGCAGAGGAGGTTGTAGACATAGCGCCTCCAGATTTGGCTCCTGGCAATAATGCTGAGGATAACAAAGAAATCCATAACCATTGTGTTGTCTGTGGAGAACTAGCAACAGTTGCCAGTCCATCTGGTCGAGAGGACAGCATCTATTGCGAAACTCACGGACATTGTTTAAGATGTGGGTCAAGCGTCGAGCATTTCGTAAGGCATCCATACATCACAAATTACGTCTGTAAATGCGTTGTCCAGTTTGAGATGCAAAGGCAACGCGATGAGGATATAAAGCAAGCAAAGCCTGTAGCATTTAGTTTTTGAGAATTCAGGTAGTTGCTCTGAAATATGGGTAACTACCTTAGAGGTGTGTTATGCATATAACGCTTTGGGAGTGCGTTGTAGGTGCTCCTGTCATTGTGTTTAGCGTTATGTGCATCATTGAATTATTTAGAAAGGACTAGTATTGTGTTGTCAGACAAGCGCATCATTGAAGAGATGCAAAATGGCAATATTGTCATTGAGCCATTTGACGAGCGGCAATTAGGCACTAACAGCTATGATTGCCGATTAGGTGAATGGTACTTTGCTCAAGACATCGAAGGCCAGGAACTGCGTCTCTTCAGCGAGGACATAAGAACATCATGGGGAGGGCCACGCAAAGCGAAAAATGGGGAGATCCCTGTGAGGCCTGGTGAAACTATCTTAGCGCATACCATGGAGATTGTTGGTGGACAAAACGGATTCCTTGCTAAAATGCATACGCGCTCTACAGTTGCAAGAAGTGGATTAAGTGTATGTAGGTGTGCAGGTTTAGGAGATGTTTTTTACATCAACATCTGGGTGATGGAGATTTCAAATCATACTCACAATACTATCTGGATACCAGTTGGAGGACGTATTTGTCAAATGTGCTTTTATGAGACGGGAGAAACGCTAAAGAGTTATTCTGGCAGCTACGGGCAAAAGGAGGCATGGTCACCAAATGATATGTTACCTTCGGCAAAGTCTGATTGGTCAGTAGCAGAGTATCGAAATAGAGAGGAAAATAATGGAAGTACCGCCAAATAGTGATCACTACAAGAAACTAGCAATCGAGCCGTTGACTGTCATTCTCGCAAATAACTATGGTTTCCTCAAAGGCAACGCTATCAAGTATTTAATGCGAGAAGAGTACAAGAATGGCGTGGATGATTTAGAGAAGGCGATATGGTATATCAAGTTACTCGTCAAAGAGCGAGAGCGTGCAAATGGCGAGATTATTCGAGAAGACTAATAAGCCCATCAGCAGATAGCCTACAGACTATCCCTGCAAAACAACAGGTGGCTTGCAGTAGTATAAAGCTATATTCTACCGCGAAGCCTGATACTCTCTCAGAAACGCATTGTGACGCGATATGGAGCATCCGACAAAATCAGGAGGTGATCAACAACTTGGCAAAGTCAACATGTGTCGCTTGCAGCGAGGTATTCTTCTCAATCTCAGGTTTCAATATGCATCGTGTAGGTGGATATGGTGATGCCATATATAGTGATAAACAAGTCATAGGATATACAAAACCAGATAGAAGGTGCTTATCACCTCTTGAAATGGCAAGCAAGGGTATGGGCAGGAACAAGAGAGGACTATGGTCAACAGGTCTTTTTGATGCTTCTATGTTCGAAAAGAAAGGAAGTGAAGAATGAGCAATCCAACAGTTTTCACCACATCGCAAGGCACGCGCTACCTCAAAGAGCCGGGCGTTGTTCTTCTCTCCAGGCCGTCTGTAGATCTCTCTGGTATGTCGGCTTTTCTTGATGGTCTGGGCTGCTCAGAGTATCTCAATGACCCGACCAATTTACCCAGTGGTACGCAACTCTGCAAGACTGCTGGCCAGCTCTGCTACATGTCGTTCGGAGAGAAACGAACAAAGAATGACAATGCTGAGAAGTATTTTGAACACATTAAAGAGGCGTATCATGGCAGTGTATTAGAACATGCTAACTACAGTGTATTGCTTTATGGCGTGTCTCGCAGTCAAACACATGAACTAATCACGCATAGGTTTCTTAGCAAGTCTCAAGTGTCACAACGCTATGTATCAGGCAATTTATTGCGTTTTGTTGAGAGACCAGAATATCAGGATGATGAAGAGTTACATGCGATGTTTGAGGAGCGTATTGATAAAACATTCAAAGAGTATCATATCATTGCAGGTAAATTGCTAGAAAGGCAAAAGGCAGGAAATAAAATACTGATTGCTGATATTAAGACTGACCTGAGAAAGAAGGTCAATCAGGCGGCTCGTTCAGTTCTTCCAAACGAAACAGAAGCTCCATGCATAGTAACGACAAATATACGCGCATGGAGACATATCATAGAATCTCGTGCGCATATAGGAGCGGAGATAGAGATACGCGCATTAGCCATGAAAGTGTTTCACCTTCTTCAATCTACTGAGCCGATTCTCTTTGCCGACTATACAGTAGAAGGGCTTGCAGACGGCACTGAAGCGGTTAGAACAGAATACCGCAAAGTGTGATTTCACCGTCCGTGCAATGTCTGCACGACCTGTTGACAATCAACATAACTGTATGTTACTCTTTGTGCATGAAGAGGCAATTGTGCCTCGCTATTATTTCAAAGTCAGTTTTAGAATGAGAGACAAACAATGACACAAACAAACACCGGATTGTTGACCGTTCGTGAAGTAGCACAATCTTTGCGTGTCGATGATACAACCGTGAGGCGTTGGATTAAAAATGGTGTATTAGCGGCAATTTCGTTACCACATAGAAATACTCGTCAGGCTTATCGAGTAAAAAGCGATACTCTTAACGAGTTGCTTATGACCACCACAGTAGCCACTGCCTAGCCCTTAGACCAGCTTGCTTCCTTGCAACTGGTCTCTTATTTACACATACAGTACATGATGACAGGACATACGTTCAACTAGAGAGAATACGTTGATATATGCAAATACATCATTTAGAGAGACAGCCTGGATATAAACCGGGGAGCCTTGTGAGAGGTTGGCATAGGCAGAATTCAGGAGAATTGAGAATGACAGATGCTATGGATGCAATCAAAATAGAGAGAAATAATACCGACAGATTACCACCAATAGACGAACAACCAACAATAATAGAAATGACTGCTATTGCTAAATCGCCTCCGATGACTACCGAAAAAATGACTGCGCAGATACTTACACCTCTACCAGAAAAGCAATCGCATATCAAGACAAGAGAGGTCTTATGCTTTGAAGTGCGCGACGCGCAAGCAAATACACTTGATTTGATAGAAGAAGTTATGGATATTTGTGCAAGAGAATTACACAAATATCCATTTAAAATAGCATTATCGACATTACGTTATTTGGCAATGTATGGACATATAGAATCAATAAATAAACAATCTAGCATCAAATTGGTGTGTGCCGATAACACGGCAGATTACGATGTTATGGCAATGTGTGAGGCAGAATGACAAATATTGTATTTTATCTTGCGCTAATATTAATAGATGCATTGGCAATGATAGGCATGGCTCTCACTGCATACGCTGCAATATGGCTTCATTATCATGTCACAAAACAATAACGAGTATACGCGCTGTCTTCACATTGGTGTATAATCGTCTTGACAAATCATTTTGAATACGGCATGCTATGAATGTACCACGAATGAGGTGCAAGAAACAGAAGTGAAAATGGAAAAACAATGGAAATTGCACTAGAAGAGCTAGAAGCAACAACAAAAGAGGTTTTCTTGTCTCATGGTCAGCCTTATGCGTTGAAGTTCCAAGGGCTAGACGGGAAATGTCCCGTGCTACCTTGTACCGGTATGTCAAAGAGGCTGAGCTGCCCACGTAATTATCAAATTTCTGCTCACAGAGTTCCAAAATTTACAAGGAGGCACCAATGAGTAGTGAGGTAAAAAAATCTTGGGGAGGTAAACGCCCTGGTGCTGGTAGGGTCCCAGGACTTACAGAAGCAGAAGAACTGCATAGAGCGAAAGTAATTCAGAAGTTCTCGTATATGTCTGAGCTTTCAGACAAACTCCCAATACAGTTGATGCCTGTAGAAGTCCCTTGCCAATCGTCTGGATGCTTTAATATGACCGAAAAAGGCATATGGCAACTAGTACGAAAGGCTTGGAGTGTCAGGCCAATTTGCGACAAATGCATCAGAGGTTTGTCAGAAGAAGCAGAATAATGTATTCGCTCCAAGCGTATTGCCTCGAAAACTACGCGCTTGGAGCTAACACAAGACAAACCATTGCTTGCCTAGGCTACCTAGATTTTAACAGTCTGGTCGCCTCTATGCAAGCTCTCGCAAAAGGAGACCAGAATTGAAAGAGTTACAAATAGTCGAGTACAAAGGTACACGTATCCTGACAACAGCACAATCAGCTGAGTTCCTTGGGACCGATGTCCAACTTATTGTTAATAACTTTAACCGCAACAAAGGCCACTATACACTAGGAGAAGATTACTTTGCACTAGAGGGAAAAGAGAAAACAGAGTTCTTAAAGAACCTACCCCAAAATGATTTAGGTTCAAAGCACGCTAAAATTCTTTACCTCTGGACAGAGTTCGGCGTCATGCTGCATGTCAAATCCATAAACACTGATGAAGCATGGAGAGCATACAAAATAATGCTGCGTGACTACTTTAGATTGGTGGCAAAGGAAAAGCAGTCTCAGCAAGAGCAGATCTTCACGAAGGATGTACAGTCACGCTGCATAGCTAATGAGAAACTCTTGAAGGTTGGTTTCTGGTGTGTAGTGACAGAGATGTGGAGAGAGGCTTGGACACTTGAAGCATTTCAAAAAGAGCTAAAGCCTAGTAGCTTACCGGACGGATCGTGTGGCACAAAGTGGAGAAACCACCTTAAGGATATTAATCATCCACTCCTATGCAAGAGCTATCAGGCCTTCTTGCACATTCCAAACAATAAAAACCTGTTTAAGGTGTGGGTATACCCTGATGCCTTACTCTTTGAGTTTCGTAAGTGGTTGCGAGTTGAGTATGCAGAATACTACAAGAAGGACTACTCACCGTCACGATTGAAAGGCACTGACAACAAACAGATCAGCTAGCGGCTAACTCATTCTTCCCCTTGCACATCTTGCAGGGGGATTTTTATTTGACAATTACAGCAAATACTAGCTTTAGCGCATAAATCAAAAATATGGCGGACATGATCACTGTGCATACAATAACATAATTGCGGTTTGATAATATTGTTTCAGATATCTGATGTGGCGAAGGCAGCTTCTTTGCTTTGTCCCACGATTGAGGGTAGTGCGTCACTTTATGAATAGCAGGAGGCACAGTAGGAAGAGGAGATGTGTTTGACTTGTGAAAGTCTTTATTTATCTGGCGGGAGATAGTCGCAGGATCGTAAAGATCCTCTTGAGGCTTAAATTGGTTCATGGCTTTTTCTCCATAGAGAGAGATTGACGGTTGATTGATCATAATGCGCACTTTTCTCAGCATTGTTTGGTCGAGTAATTTCTGGTTGCGTTTTCTTGCACGCATAGTATTTTGCTCAGTCGATATACGCCTCCATTGTAGCATACAAGCCAGTTCAGGACAAGAGAGCACGCCACGATAAACGACCCTCTTGCTTGCTTCTGCTAAGCACCAACTGATTTTATTGTCCAGAAGTCTGATGACAATCCCCTGTTAAGGAGATATTGGTAGTCTAGGTAGAAATACCCTTGATCACCCCAGTTGCCCCAACTATTGCGACATGTAAATCTGCTAGTGCTGTCATCATATCCCACTGCAAGTACCGCATGTCCTCCTAATACACTCTCACCTCGTGTTGGCATAGGCACTATTCCCGTGCTTGCCACTTCTGCACTTTCAAAGCTTTGGTAGACAGTGAAGCCCAGGACAAACGGATAACCACTCGCCAAGCATCCTTTCATCTGGCCAAGATTTTGAGCAATACGCTGGTAGGAGAGTGCTCTATCCCGTAGCGCGTCTTGATAACACTGGGCAGGCGGAGTGACCGTGAATTGTGAGATATCATATGGCCATTCATTCTCTGGACAAACACCTTGAGAGTTTACGCTTTTTATACCATCACGTATTTGAGCGCCGCTATCACTGTCTATTGTTCCTTCCATATCTCTCTCATTGTAGTAAATGTACAGCCTCGATGGCATGAAGCATAGTGTATTCTGCTTCATCTGGTCGAACTCAATAGCCGCCGCAATGGCATTTGCTGTACAGGAGCCCAACTGTCCTTGATCATAGACGAGCGGACACTGCGGTCTCAAGTCAACGCGGGGCGGCAGCGCTTGTAGATGTTCGATTGGGGCAGAATAGATATGGTCGCGATGATCGGCAAGGTCCCTGATATATCCGTAGAAGTGTTTGTTCTTGACTTTCATGCTGCCTCCTTAGTGAATGACTATAGACTTCCAATTCGTTGCAATCTCAGTTTGTGCTTCTTTTAGTGGCATCTTACCACTGCACACCTGAGCATGCAGAAAATTCTCAATTTGATCTTTTATATGTGCATTGTATGGTCCCGCGTATAGTTCAGGCCATAGGTTCTTTATATCATTTGATCCTCCAATTTCTAAGCTTATCAGGTGATCAACTTCATATTGTCCTGGTGTATGTGTTGTGATATTATACTCCGCATACACCTGATCTTTCTCAGATTGTGGCACATTGCGCACTGACTGGGTATATCCAGGTGTGCAGATCTGAGCAGTTGTTACATTCGGGAAGATAGATCCTGGCGTGCACCGAAGGTCTGGTAGCCCGTTTTGAGCCGAGCAATGTGACTGAACCAATTGCACATTTTGTTGTTGTTCAACTCCACAGCTAGAGATGATGAGGAAGAGAGCTAACAGAATAAAATACTTCATAATAGGCGTTTCCCCTCTCACTTAGGTAGGAAATGTAGCACAAGATAACCGATAACAGCCGTTGCTGTAACTGCTAACACCCACTGAACTATATCATTCCTCATTTTTAGACGTTCAAGGATCTTACCAACGATGATTTCATTTTTTCGTATATCTCTGATATCATCATCGTGTACTTCAGATCTTTTCATCATTTGTTTGAGCTGCTCGTCTGTTCTGATTTGCAGCTCTACTATCTTCTCTAGGAGATGATCGTGTTGGTCAATTCTTGGGTCGGGCATCACTGCACTGCCGACAATTTTACAATCTGCGCTGCAAGCGTGTTGATCTGTAGTAAGTTTTTTGCTGCGGGCAATTGCTGCAATGTCGTGATCTCGTCCTGTAATGCAATAATTTCTTGTTTTAATTGCTCGTTTTCAGTTTGTAATTGTGTGATTAGATCTTTGTCAATGTTCATGTTAAAAACCTCCTAAACTTGCTTGTAGAGCCATTTTGTGGTATACTGATGAGGTCAAATTGACATGGTTTTGCCCCCGCGTAATTACAATTACCGGAGGCGTGATAACAAGGAGTTCACCCAAGTTATGCCTAACAGTATACCAGAAAAGCCTACTCAGTGCGCATTCGATTTTGAAGCGCTTACCGTTCAATCTTCTGAACAGGAAGTTTATAAATTTACTGAGCTTCATCCTCCCTCTATGAAGCAGTGTACTAGATGTAAGAAGCACAAACCTGCGACGACTGAGTTTTTTAACCGCAAGAGAAAGACATCCCTTAATTCTTGGTGTAAACAGTGTATGACTGAATACATGAGAGAGAAGCGCGGGACCCCTGAACCTCCTCCTGATGGATACAAACAGTGCAGTGTGTGCAAGCAAGTTAAACCCGCTACACGTGAGTTCTTTGAACGTAGCAGGACATTTCAACGTCAGAGAGAGTCGAAATGCCGTCAATGTCAAGAACGAATTGCAATTGACAACCGTGAAGATTCGCAGCAATCTTTGAGACAATGTAGTGCATGTGAAAAGTGGAAACCAGCCACCATTGAGTTTTTTCACCAACGCAATGCCAGGAAATCGGGGCTGTCTTCTTGGTGTATAGACTGTCATCTTGGATACAACCAAGCGCATATAGAGAAACGCACGCAATACAATTTTGATTATCGTCAAACGCACAAAGAAGAGGCGCGTTTGAGCCTTAAGCGATGGAAGGAAAACAACAAGGAATACATCAGAACACGCAGTAGGAGATATTATATAGAAAACAAGGAACGGATGAATGAACATGGAAAGCAACACTATCGGTCTCATAGAGAACAAAGGAAAGCACTCAATCGCAACCGACGCGCTCGCAAGAAAGCAATTCCTGGCACACTGACTGCTTCGCAGGTACAGCATAAGCTGCGATTGCAGCATTTCCGATGTTACTATTGTTCTGCTAAGTTTGAGAGAAAAAATGGTAAGTACATCTACCATCTTGACCATATTGTTCCTCTTTCCCGCCCAGAAGCAGGGCCACGTCACGATATGTCTTCTACTGCTATTGCTTGTCCTTGTTGTAACTTGAGTAAAGGGACAAAGCTGCCTCACGAGTGGCCTAATGGAGGTAGGCTTCTTTAAGAGCTAGCGAGTTGTTTGATCTGCGCTAACTTAGTCTGTTCAGCTTGAAGTTCTTGAGCTAGCGTAGATTGTTGTAAAGACGCAATTTTCCCTTGCAGTATAGTGATCTGGGGGTCTTGTCCAACTCCTGAATCGATATGTGCCATATATACGGGACCCGTAGATCCAGGTGGGTTATCTATCAATCTGCTTGGATCATAAATAAGTACCCCTCTTTCAAATCTTTGATATACTGTGCCTATCTTGCCTGCAATACCATTTTCTACCCCTGTAGGAAGACCGAGATGAGTAAGACCACATAAGGCATCTCCACCAAACTTGCGGTAAAAGTCTAGTATCGCATGCCCAATAACAAAGCCGTTTTTACATGTCCACATTGTATTATCGGTGCCTGAAAAGTGGCTGGCTACTGTTGGATTAGTTAAATCTATTGTCATAGGTTGGTCTCCTCCATTTAAGTAAGTCCAGAGAGCATTCCAGTCCAGAGCCCCTGGACATCTAGCGCGATTTATTGGGTCGATGGATGCATGGGGAGCTATACCAGTATTGTTATCAGCTTCATGCATACCTATGCCGTTCCGTTGGCAGATGTCTTTTATGAGTGCAAAACTTGATTTTTGCTGTTCTGGAGTAAGAGCATTTGAATTATCGGTTGATAATTTTACGTGCTCTATACTGATAGTATAGTAATTCGGGTTTCCAGTCCAATTAGGATTGTTTACGACACCGTTAGCATAGCTTCCATCCTTCTCACTAATGGTTTGTACTACAGTTCCATCTTGACCTACAATGTAATGTGAGCTTACAGGCTCACTCCCACCTTCAGTGCTTTTGAAATAATCTGCAATGCCTTGGGCACTAGACCCGCCAGCAGTACCGTGAACTATTATAAAGCTTTTCTTGCCTGTGTCGGGGAAGAAGTTATTATTAGGGGACCATATGGCACTAGGATAATCAGGCATTAGTTTGCTCCTTCTGCACAGTTACGCGCTCAATAGGTGGCATCACTGCATTTTGCACTATCTCTCCAGGTGATTTGAACCACCATCCTATCACTATTGCCGCTATAGCAATAACTGTCTCTTTTGAGCTTGGAGATATCCAAACAAGAAAGCTGCAAAAGACAATCACCATCGCGCTTACAGCAGCATACGGCCAAAGGTTCATATTTCCTCCTTTTATGGTATGCATTCCCATATTCCAAATTTCAAAGTTCGTTGCGATGTTGTGCCTTTCTTGGCAACAACTCTTGTGTCATTCATTCCAGTCAATGCAGCATCAGCAGATGACAACGTGTACGTTATTTGCGCTGGATTTCCGCCACTGGCTGCTACTAGATTGCTAAATGTACCTGTGCCGTTTGTTGCTTGTTTATTCGAAATATTGATCATCACAAGTGTAAAGTCAGTTGTTGCTAGTCCTGTGATGTCAAAATTACCGCTATCAGGCACTAAGCTAAATGTCCATGGTGGCTTGCCATCTCCTTGGTTCCATGGTGAGATGCCCATATTATGCTCCTTTCAGTATAGCTATGCCGTCATGTGTATTGCCTGTTAAAATACCGTCGCGCGTATTGCCCAATGCTGATCCATCACGACCATAGCCAACTGCCAAAATAATTATTGTTGGCAATACCGCCAATTGTGATAGCGATCCACTATCATTGCTGATATTCGACTCAACACCTGAATACGTGTCTAAAAATACTGCGATATCTACAGCGTTTAATGCTTCGATTGGAATATATATACTCGATATGATGAGTATGTCTGAGCCTGTGCTGACATCAACTCTCCAACTCTGCATGCCACCAAAATCAATACCCACCGAGCTGTCCGTGCCGTTCATATTGTTGGTTGTAATCCCTGCCGATTGCTGTGTAAGGCCACCGCTGCTTGCATCATCGATAGTATTACTCTCTATGAGGATAGTATTATCGATAGCTAGTAGGCTGTCTGCACCCGACAAAGCCTCTACACCGTTCTGCTGCACGCCATTAATATCAGAGCCCGTACTAGCATCAACAGTCCATTGCTGAATACTGCCCAGGTCACTAACAGAATTGTTCTCAATTAGTACGGCCGTATCTATAAATATTGAGTCATCAATGCCAGTATTGTTTTCTGTGAGTACTGTATTTACAGTATAAAGAGTATTATCTGAAATAGTATTGTTATCAATGAGGATTGTACTGGCCGTGGCTAATAAGTTGTCTGTTCCTGTAAGCGTATCGATCCCACCTTGCTGCATGCCGCCGACATCATTAGTTGTATTACTCTCTACAAAGACGGTGTTGTTTATAACAAGCAAAATATCAGATACGGTGTTATTGTCCGTAAATACGGTATTGTAAATATAGAGTGTAGAGTCGGAAATAGTATTATTTTCAACAAGATTTGTGTTCTCAATTGCCAAGAGGCTATCAGCTCCAATATTGTTCTCGATCAAGACAGCATTATCAGTAAATAGGAGGCTATCTACTCCTGTAAGTGCCTCTATTCCCCATTGCTGTGTTCCTGATACATCACTTCCCGTAAGCGCTTCTATCCCTGATTGTTGAATACCGCCCACATCTGACCCAGTAAGTGCATCGACTCCCCAACTCTGCATGCCACCAAGATCACTGCCTGTGTTGCTATCCGTGCCTGACATGGTGTTTGTGGTAACACCGCTGCCGTTATCGGTGACAGTCAGATGGTCGTAATATCCTGTTCCGCCTCCTGGTTGGAAGTATGCTCCATAGCGACCGGCGGCGGAGAAAGTTGAATCAGTCACGCTCAACTGCGGTGTGCCTGGTTCGCTATTTCCATCAAGCCACACAGTTGCACTAAGTGAGGTATTGGATAACACCATGCGTATCCAACAATATTGGTTTGCGCCGTATGAGAAACTTGTGTTGGCAAGATTTGTGTGCGCATTTGATACAATCTTATCAAGATTGAACGTCTGACTATGTAAATAGGCCAGATAACCGTTAACTCCAGATGAGTAACGGCCAAACACTCCGATATTTGTACCATTGGAGTCAGTGGCACAACGTATAAGAATATTGACGGGTGCAGACGTACCGGAGCTTATTTGAGCATAGAGATCATTTCCTACTACAGCGGTTCCTTCGTTAGAGGCAATATTCGTTGTGCTGACCACGCCAGACGTATCCATGGTATAAGTCGATCCATCACTGGCAGTACCCCAACCGCTTTGGTTTGTACGAATAAATGTATCAGTTGCAAGTGTTGTCATATTGCCTCCTTTCTTCTCATATTTGCTATAAATGAGTGCACAGGAACGCCATGCACTCATTGCTCTTTTCTAGCTAATCTTTATTGTTACATGATGCCCTACAAGATTTTTAATAGCCGTAAGAGCTTCTACAGGTGCGTTGTACCAACGCCACACAATGGTTGTAGGCGAGCTATTCACAAGTTCGCATCCTTTGCCATCATGCTCAGCATGGATAGTTGATCGTATCGCATCGGTATTTGCGGTAACGATAATATGTTCTGTCGGTGTTGGTACGGTTTCTGGCATTGTAAACTCCTTATGTTCTAATTAATTGGAATGTGTCGAGTGAAAAGCAACGTTGAAAAGGCCGTAAATAGGCGGAGATGTTGCTTTAGTGGCTGACTTGTGGTATACTGAAGAGGTCAAATTGACATGTGTTTGGCCCAGCGATGCTGAAACATCCTGAGCCGTGATAACAGAAAGTTGGTTTCTGCTATGGATAGTATTGTACCTCAATCCGACCAAAAACACCAGCTCCGTAGTGACTATTATGTTTACTACCTCAATCGTCCCCCAAAACCTGATACTCCTAGCCACCTTATTAACCCTGATGGAACTGTCACGTTCTATATAGGGAAAGGCAAAGGGGCTCGTTTTCAGCAACATGAATGGTGTGCTAAGAGAGAGCAAAAGTGTAGACATCTGACATGTCGTGTTATTCGGAAGGAATGGCGCAATGGCGGACAAATCGCCAAAGAGAAAGCCTACGAAGGCCTGACTGAGTCTGAATCTCACGAACTTGAAAAGGCACTTATCGCTTACGGGCGTTCGATCGGATTGCCATTGATCAATCTCACTGATGGGGGAGAGGGCATTTCTGGATACAAAGGTGATACTCACCCACCCTCGCAAAGAGAAAACCACCGCCAAAGCATGAAACGAAACTATTCTGACCCTGAGAAACTTGAACGCTTTCGGCAAGTTCATATTGAGTGGTGGGAGAATAACCACCAGGCACGTGAAGCAGTCAGAAAGAGATTTGAAGATCCTGCTGTACGTGCCAAGGCTGGTGAAGCAAACATCGGTAATGCCTACCATGCCAAGACATACGAAGGGTTTCAGAGCCCGATGGGTCAGGTCTATACAAACGTTCACCATCTCAAGAAGTTTTCTGAAGAGCACGGACTCCTTTCTGCCAAGATGTGTCAAGTAGCCAATGGAGAGAGACTCTCCCATAAAGGTTGGACTAGATATCCCCCGTTGGAGAGAGAGCAAAAACCGACCTATGCAAAAGCGGGGTTCAAAGATCCGAACGGGGTCATTTATGAAGCTGAGTCCATCCCTAGCCTTACTGATTTTTGTCGTGAGCATGATTTGGCAAGGACATGCATGACACAACTTGGAACAGGAACGCTTCATTCGCATAAAGGATGGACACGTTACCCTGAAATCAAGGCGGAACGAGACTATCACGGAACCTATACGGGTCCGTCTCTTTTGAGCCCAGAGGGTACCGTGTACACCACTGAAGAGATCGATAATCTTACTGCTTTTTGTCATAAACATAACCTGCAAACTAGCAATATGTCCCTTGTTGCTCAGGGAAAACAACGTGCCCACAAGGGGTGGACAAGATTCCGACCTGAAGACCCTGCCCAATCCACTCTGTTCTAATCTCCAACTATCTAGTTATGATGTAATAGCAACATCATAACTAGAGCTTCACCTGACATGAGGCTGAAATGTTATTGCTGTTGTCACATCTCATAGGCGTATTTATAAGATGATCAACATAATTGTTAGCTGCTGCTGCTGAACTGACATTGACAAGCCAGAAAGTTGTATAGTTCAGTTTTGTTACTCATGCACTTTATGCATGGACTATCTCATTTCTGGATAGTTCTCTGGTTTCATTCGCTATAGCCAGAGGTCGGATCGTATCTTACCTTTCGGCCCTGCGTGCGATCTCTACGGCGTCCCTTGCGGGTTCCCTCGGTATTGTCCTTGCGTTAGGAGTTCCACCGATACAGCAGGTTATCGATCAAGCAACCTTTTTGGCTACTTGAAAGCGGCAACTATTTCTTTTACCGTTTGAAGTAGATCCTCCATTCGTTGAATTCTTGAAGACGAATACAGTTGTCATACTTCTATTACCCGCACCAGTTGTAGCAGATCCAGTAAATGCTCCTGCTGACAAGTTACCACTGTACTGCTCAAGTACGCTACTTTGGTTTGCTTTCAAGTTAGCGTTTGATGGATTTTCCGCAACGTTAGGAATTGGCACAACAGCAGTTCCAATGGCATACGCTGCATTCGATGTGTAAGACACTGTTGTCAGGCTGGTAGCATTTTGAGTTGCAGCACCGTTCATTGAAACCGTTTGCGTCTGTCCAGTCCCGAAACCGACTAAAATCTGTGTTACGGTAGCATTGGCAGGAGATGGGTAGTTTAGCGGTATCGCAGCTGGTATCGCTGCAACTGCTAGGCTTGTAACGGCAGTCTGACCATTGGTGAGAGCTGTCGTCAAGGTTGTACTGCCATCGTTATTGTTGATATAGATGTTGTTGAAGACAGCAGCAGGAACAGCATTGTTAATAGCGCACGTCAGTATATTCAGTGCGCCCTGGTCAGTAAGTGTTTTATTTGACCAAACGCGCTTTTTTGGTTTCCCTGTCTTGGCATCGGTCTGGACAATCTCCCACAGACCAGTAGGTCCGTTCTCACGAGCGCTGTACATCTTCGAAAAATCTGCGAAGTTGCGAGGCCGTACCGAACTTTTCCAGTACGGAGCATAATCTACAATCAGCTCTTCGCTGTCGTATGAACGATCTAAAATCGCTTGCATTGTTTATCCTTCCTTGCAAAGTGATTAGAATGAGCCACCATTGGCGTATAAGAGCAATGTTCCTGTTGTTGCTCCTGACGTCCATGCTGTTTGTTGCACTTGCAGATAGCGATATCTGCGGGCACTACCGTATATGCCTGTAGAAGTGGCCGTTGTTGCTGCACTTCCTGATGTAGCACTTGTGGCAAGTATAGAGACGAAGTTAATACCGTCATTAGAGCCTTGAAAGGTAAGTGTGCCTCCCGTCGCCACTGCATCAATTTGGAGAGTCCACATTTCGTATGCACTGATATCAACTGAAGGAACTAATAGTGCGTTAGTAGCACCTGCTACGAGACCTGTGATATTCGTGCCTACAAGAGTTGTTGGAGGAGGAACATTTGAAACAAGTGATCCATTTGTTGCACTGAAAAGACTAAACTTGACAATGTCCCCACCAACAGGAGCGCCGTATATGCCGAAAAAGCCAGTAGAAAGCGTATTGTCTGAGGCTAGTACACTCCAAGGCACTGGCTCAGTTGTTAACGCATCCCATACACGTACTTTCAAAGTTGAACCGATGATCTGAAATCTCATAAGATATTCAGTATCAACTGATGTAGAAAATGCAGCAGATCCGAGAACTGTATCGGTGCCGCTTATGCTTCTGCCAATTTCCACTGTATTTGAGTGGATATCTGCAAAATAGTAGTGGTTCGTGTCTGCACACCGCAGCACAGCACCAGCAACCGCACTTGTGCTTCCACCTTGAACAACAGAAACGAGCACTTCAGTATCAGCTTGCGATGTGCCGTAAACATATGCGAAACGGACACTATTGTTTAGATAGGTCATAATGATGTGGTTTGAGGCAAAAGACGGTGTTTGGTTTCCCGCTACTTGTACCCAGTTATTGCCGTCAGATCCAGGACTAATAGCGTTTGGGCTACCTCTTCCACTTGTCAGGCATGTGTCCGCTGCAAAATTGATAAGTGTCATAGTTGTGCTCCTTTACTTTCCAATGAGAGAGAGACTAAACGTGAAGGACGGTGATGTGCCACCGATATTCCACAGCACTTGAATGGTTCCGGTAAACGACTCAGATTGTGTAAGGCCTGCCCCAATCGATTTAGAGTCTACTCCGGTTGCCGTGCGCGATGTGCTCGACCAGAATGTATACCATATACCATCAGCACCTAATCTCTGGACAACAAATTGAAGTGTAGGACTTGTACCTGTGACAATTGTTGTGTTTGCATCAAATGCAAGCTCATTGAAGGCACTAACACTGAGTTGACCACTACTTCCACTGACTGTACGCGCTAATGATGTTAAAGTATAAACTGTCTGTGCGCTCATGATACTCCTACAATATCTGATTAAGTGCTTTTTCCCAATCCCCTAGCGACGGTCCTTCCGTCGCCGTTATGTTGAAAAAGTATGATTGAGATGGAGATCCTGTGTCCATCTTAAACCGTTGCGATCTGTCAGCGCTCGTAATAAGCATTTGAGCATCGTTTATTCCTAATGATGGAATAAACACACTTACATATTGCCCACATGCCAACCCTGTTCTTTTTGTTACAAATGTAACTGTGCGTCCAATTAAACCATATTGCTGTAAACGACTATCTCCTAGATTTTGTGCAGTTGTTACATCAATATTCTGAGATGATACATCTTCTACCGCTTCCACAACTCCAATGTTGGCAAGTCCTACATCTACCTTGCCTACGATAGAGGCAGAGAAGGTAAAACTAGGTGTAGTGCCTGTTATTGTCCATCGCAAGCGAATTGTGGAACCAAGACTCTCTTTTGTTGACCCAAGAGGTCCTATTGTTTGAGGTAACACGGATACGGTATTAATAGATGCTGGTTGGTAAATGATGTTATAATTACCGTTTGCGTCTTTTCTCTCTATGAAGAACTGTATAACAGGAGAAGTACCTGACACCGCTGTAATGTTGATATCCAGGATAATAACGCGACACAGGCTTACGTCAAGATCATTGCTATTTCCATTTACTGTTTGCGCAGCGGAAGCCTGATTAAGGAGAACTTGCACAGGAGCGGAGAGACCACATTGATTTCGATATGCCTTTTGAGAAGTTGTAAGAGGGAACTGACCAGTATTATCACGAATGACCGTAGTAGTAGTTTGTCCCGTATATGTAATAACAAGTTGATCCGTACTTACTAGAATAGTTCCTGATGTGTCTTGCGCTAATGTATTAGATCCAACTTGATAGTAAAAATTCTTGCCTGTTGTACCTTTAAGGCCGAATGCCTTTGCTTGACCATTTAGTGTTATTGATGACATTGAAACAACATTGTACTTAAGAGCCCATGACGTACTGTTTGCATCTCCTATGTGCAGTTCATTGGTAAAAATTGTAGACTGCACACCAGTAACAATATGCCTATTCCGATAAAGGTCCGCAAGATACTGAACTTTTGCGCCAATAGTGTCTTTTGTTGTTACTGGCCATGGTGCTGGTACTGTTTGCCTAGGTATGAATACGAATGAGCCATCGGCCTTTATATTCCAATAGTAGCTGGATTGCGTTGCAATGCCTTTAATGTTATCTGATCTATATGTATTTACATAGTTTGCAGTCGGTATAAGCGAGCCAACGCCTATATTTGGATTGGTGACTAATGTTGTTATGTCGGTTACTTGAGGTGTAACGGTAGGATCTGTAGAGGTAAGCGTTACTTTAGTGTAAACATTCTTACCGGTTAGATTATCTCCAAACGGTTGTATCCTAAGATTATAGAATTGTGACGTACCTGTATCGTGTGCAAGGCCACACTGCCCCCCTGCAAGGGGTGAGCCGTCTGTGTACTGGAATATCTGCACACCATCAAAGTAGGCCGTGATAAGTCCTCCAACTATCGTTACACGGATGCGGTGATTATCCCCGCGAATAAATGTGATGTTTCCTTGAGTGGGGAATGTGCGCGTACCAGCAGACATACGCTCCAGTACAAGCTTATTAGGAGTATTGGAACTTAATGAGTCATTGGCAACTAGTGCGTAATAATTGTTTGTATTTGAGCATCTGAAGACAAGGCCGCCAATATCAGCTCTATCCATATCGCAGAGAACATCTACATCAGAAGTGTTAATAGCGCCATACAGGAGAAGCGCAAGAGACCCACCCGTGATTGTGATACGACTATTCACGGTGTCCCACGTCCAGGATCCGATGCTTCCACCATTGCCAAATGTAGAGGTGTAATTGCCGCTGTTCAGAAGATTGAAGCTATCAAGTGTGGGCGAGGGCTGTTGATTGATACCAGATATAGCGCCGCCGCTTGCCACATTGGTATAGGTAATACCATCTAGCGATGTAGCAACTACAACGCTTGTATTTGTCGGCGTGATGGCATTCCATGATACAAGCGTGCTTCCACACGTGCCGACTCCTGATAGTGAAAGGGCTTTGCTTATACGTGTCCCTGAGCTGCTAAAGCCTCCCAAAACATAACATTTGAAATACTGAACTTGTGGCATGCTTGCAGCACTAGCGGTGGTCAGTGTGATGCGAAACTGGACTGATATACCACTGAGTGACTGGGCAAGTGTCAGATTTGGAATGGGGCCACCGTTAGTGACCGTCTGAAATGAGGTGCCACCATTAATTGTGCTCTCCACAAGGATCGTAGTGGACTGATTATTGATAGAGGCATCTTGCCATGTGACAACACTGTTGAGATAGGTAGAAGCCGCTGTGAGCGATGTGGAGGAGGACAGCCACGTGCCTGTAAGCGTCACAACCGATAGGCCAAAATTATTGAATTGCCCCTGATAACCAACTGTAGCACTAGAATTGGATGCCCTAAGACCAACGTAGCCACTGCCTGTGTATGTTGAGTCTGTTGCATTTATATATTGTATATCGTCAAGCCATACTTGGTGGTTACTACCATTAAAAATTACTTTTAGCTTATGCCATGAATTAGCCGTGATTGCAAGAGTAGCTGTTGCCACTTGGGTACGCGTACCTGTTGAAGCTGCTGAACTATTAGATCCTCTTTGGAGAGCTACTGATGTAGGAGTTACCTCAACAGCATATGCATAGTTTGCATCATAATTACTCCAACCAGTTGTTCTGTATACAATTCCAGGTTTCCCGTATGTTACATCGGCATATATGTCAGTCTCAGCGATAGCATTTTGCCATTGTCCAAGCCAGTTAAGCTGGGATCGTCCTTCTAATCCAATTCCGACCTGTATCCAGAGGTTTTTGTAATTGCAGTGCTGACTGACGGTTGTGTTAGACGGTCCCGATGCACCTCCGCCAAATATCGTCATATTGGTGAGATTAGCTGTACTCCAATCGCGTACGCCTCCAAAGAGAGAGAGTATGCCCGCAGGGGCCGTTGTATTGGTAAGTGTTGTACCTGTATTCCATTCCGATGTAGTGGTTGCTGAAACAGTAACATCTGACTTTGATGCAGCATAGGATGGATTAAGGGTACATATCATGCTTGCCAGAATTGGCTTAGACTCAGGAGATGTGCCTGCCAACTGCTGAAATGTTTGCCTGAACGTGATTGTTTTGCCTGCGATAGAGAGACCTGCAAGATAATTGGGCAACACGGCGTTATTCGTGCAGGCAATATATGAATTACCGCCATCAAGGCTGTATTCAATTAAAATATTGGTATTTGTTGGAGTTATTGCTTTCCATGAAATGAATCCGCTTTGTGCTATTTTTGTCTGATCGACACTATAAGCAGGGCTCACACGGTTTGCTGTAGCGCAATCGTATGTATTAACAATAGTACATGAAATGTTAGAATAGCCACTGTTTTGCATCTGCTTGGGAGGATTGACATTAAGTGTCCCACCGAAAAACGTATTGACAACCGCATCGTTAACATCTACCTCAAGTATATTTTTAATATACACCGTATACGTGCCGCCATTGTCACCCTCAATTGCTACATCTACATGTGAAATTGTTTTACCATTGAAATTATCTAAAAGAAATTTACGATGGTACCATCTACCGTCCGCAAAGCCTGCAAGATTATGATTTGGATGTGGAGGTATATTTTGCGCATCATTATAGGGCCACGTCTGAGTTGCATCTCTTAGAGTTGTGCCATCAGTGAATATAATATCGACTCCTGCTTCCATCTGAGGACATGTAGGAGCCAACCATATATCATATGCAAGATATCTGCCTGTGATGATGCCAATAGAGCCACCAGCGAATATTTGAATATATGTGTAGGCGTTACCGTCACTTACAAGCGATTCAGTACCGACAATTTTTAGTGTAGCAGTGGCAGTAGGCGCTAGCGTGTTGGCAGAGGATGCAACACCGTTCAGTGTCCCACTGGAAAAGATAGATGTACTGTTTTCCGCGACAACCGTTACCGCGCCCGCTGCTGCTAACTCCAAATCACCATCACCTACATTCAAAGAGGCAACGACACCATTCAAGTTACCTGTCGTAAAATCAGCTAATGTACTGCTTGTATCAACAGCGTAATTTGCCAATATTCCCAGGGGCCACAAGTTTTTAACCTGATCTACTACTATGGCACCTGCATACTGATTGACATACTGACTACTTGAAATAAGCGAGTCAACCACGCGCACTCTATCCGTGCACTGTATCTCGTGATAGGTAACCGTACCTATATCTGTATGGCGCGTAACGTTTTGTATGCTCCCATAGAACAGCAATCCTTCTAATGTATCGGTTGCAGTAACAATTTGCCCATTTAAAAATATGTATGAGTTGTTTGCATCAAATACAGTAAAAGAGCATGTTGATATTTGTTCTATTTTATCAGGAAGAACGAAAGAACCGTCAACAATAGGATAAGACGTATTATTGATATTGACCGTAAGAGATGTAGATGTCACAGTCCACTCCTTATCGGTCCTGTAGTTCTGGCAGATTTCACAAGCCGCGAACCAATCACATCGGTCATCTCACGCCCATCAATATAATTATGGACGTGAACAACCGTTCCCCCTTGCAAGACGGAGTTGAGCTGAGAGTTAGGCGTGATTCGGGAGCCCTTGGGCACATACATCAATTCTGGGCCGCGCTCTCCCACCACAGCCATTCCACCAGGCGCATAGTTCGTTCCATTGGCATAACCCACGTAAGATTTGCCCGATGCTAGGCTTAAAATTCCAGGAACATGAAAAACATCTCCATACCTGCTTTTAATATAGCCGATAGCGGCAGCGGAATTGTCAACTGGATTATCAATGTTTCCATGGCCAGGAAGTGCATAAGCAGCAAAGGTGGAAGGTATTGTTTGAAATAGACCCTGTGATGGGTGACCTGCAAGAGCATTCGAATCGGTCAGATTTATCGCGTTTGGATTCCCCCCTGATTCGTCCATCGCAATGATGCCAAGATCAGGGCCCCAAATTGCAGGAGTGCCAGTCAAGCCCATCGCCGTGGCAATCCAGGATGCTACGTTGCCTGGGATATTTACAGGGGTGCCGTCAGGGCCTAATCCACCGAATTTAGGCATAATCTTATCGATCCAACTGACAGCCCAATCCTTGACCTTATTGACCAGTCCTGATGCGATCCCGCTCAATTGACCAGGAAGCGTCAAATGGATATTCATAGCGTTCATGACATTATCGAGAATGGACTTTGCTCCCCCTCCAATCCATCCCATAATTGAGCTTGCAATATCTCCAATACCACCTGCATAACCTGGTATCTTCCCCCCTGCAAGGAGTTGCTCCGTGACGCTGTTGGGTGCTACCTTTGCGCCCTTGGGCAGAAACACAAGCTCTCTGCCCTTCTCCCCTACAATTGCAGGGCCTCCTGGGTGAGCATCCGTGCCAGTAGCGTAGTGGGGTATGCGGCCCACTGGGATATGCCCCACTGGATCGCCCGCCCCAAGGGCATGGGCAATACTGTTAATTCCCGTGCCAAATAAATTGATAAATGTCTCAATGCCCGATAATCCATTGTTGAATACATCTATTGAATTATTCACAAAAGATCGCACAACACCACCAATTGCATCTCTTGCGCTATTAAAAGGTTTCATGATGTTATTAAATATACCCTCAGCTTTACTTGTTATGGTGTCTTGTATCCATTTCCATGCGTTCCCTATATCAGTTTTGATAGTATCCCAGAAACCCGCTATCTTACCTGGTAATTTGCTAAACCAATCAACAACTGTGTTGTACATATCGATTACCCACTTGCCTACGCGCCCAGGTAGTTGGGCAAACCAGCTGACAATACCATTGATCATATCAGGTATGATAGAGTGCCCAACGAGCTTATCGTACAAATCAGTGAAATACTTCACAATGGCAATCCAAAAACCACCTATGATGCCACCAACAAGCCCAACGGCAGCCTTAAATACACCTACTATAATGTCCCACGCGCCCTTTAGTATCCCCACGATGCCATCCCAAATAAGCTTCAGGTCATTTCCTAAATTGCTAAAACGGCCCGTGATTAAATCCATCAAAAACAGGAATATACCACCAATGATTTTAAATATGCCATTGAGTATCTCAACCAATCCAGTAAACACTTGCACAATTCCCGCCACCGCCATGCCTATTCCAAGCGCTAATCCCGCAACCACGCCTATAACAAGCCCGATTGCCACCAATAGGACGCCAAGCAGTATCTCGCCTATCACCTTTAATGCAGGCATTGAGTCATTAAACGCTTTTGTCAGATCTTTCCATGCAGGAGCAAAGCTAGACACAATAATATCCCAAATTTGCTTAAATATAGCCCCAACCCCAGAGAATACAGGCCCCATACTGGCAAAAAAGTCACGAACAGGCTTTGAATTATTGTAAAGATTAATAAACCCAACCACGAGGAGAGCAACCACAGCACCGATAGCGCCCGCTAGCGCTATCCATGGAAGAGCGGCAACATCAAGCGCAAGAAAGGAAACAGTGGCCGCAATAATTCCAGGCGTCATGACACCAACCACAGCACCAGCAAGAGCAAGGGCTCCTATTTTTGCTAAATTTAAAGCATCATTATGTTTGCCTAAATATGTTGTGATATTAGTTATTGTGTCTGAAAACTTCTTTAAGCCTGTAACAAGGTTGTTTGCCGCATCTTGCATTATACCGCTCTTAATAATCCAGTTTCCTGTCTGTGTGATAATAGGCATGATTTGGTCTAACAATTTACCTAAGATAGGCAGAAGTGCCGTGCCTAGCTTGATGCCAAGAGTCTCAACTATCTCACGAGCTTGGTCAAGCTTGAAATTGAATGTTCCTTGCACGTCGGCCCAACCTTGTACACTTGTTCCTCCTGCATTCATTGCTTTGGAAATAGAGTCAACATTTGAGGTGAATGTGCTCATGTTAGCATTTCCTAACATCAAGGCAACATTTAAGCCTGTAGCACCTCCCATGATATTCTTTAATGCTGCTTTAGCTGCTTCACCACCCGCAGGAAATTTCTTGCCTACTGCATCTGTTATCTCCTGAATAGTAAATGCAAGCCCCTTGTTCGATAAATCATCACTGACCTTTTTTGCAGAGAGACCAACATCGATCAGAGAACTTGACGCAACCTTATTAGGAGCTGCTAGCGCTCGCATTGCATTGGCAAGGTTCTGAGACGCGTTCTGAGCAGACATCCCTGCATTCGTCATTGTAGCGATCGCGCCGCCCACTTGAGGAAATGAGACTCCTAGTGAAGAAGCCAAGGGAAGGACCGCGCCCATTGAATTAGCCAAGTCTTGCAGATGGGTCTTTCCACTTGCGACGGTTGTAACAAGCGCATTCATTGCACCTGCAGCATCAGTTGATTTCAGATGATAATCAGTAAGGATGGTAGTGACAGCATTTGCTGTAGTACCAAGATCTGCATTTCCTACTTTTGCGCCTTCGGCAGCAATCTTGAGAACATTTAAACCATCCGCTCCGTGATATCCAGCACTCTCAATCATGTACATACCGGATGTAAGCTGAGATGTAGACGTACCTGTATCGACGGCCATCTGCAATATGCCATCTGAGACTGATTTGATATTGCTTGCACTTTCTCCAGCACCCGTAACCAAACTAGCCATACCCGTTTGAAAGTCAGCAGCCATTTTCGTAGAAGCAACACCAATCCCGACGAATGCAGCACCAGCAGCTAGAGCCACACCACCTGCAAAGGAGGCTAGCCTCTGAGATGTCTCATTGACACTATCAGAGACACTCTTTATATCCGCTTTTGACTTGTCAGCTCCAACGACACTGACAACTGCTTGGATCGCAGCTGCTGTTATTGCCAATTACTTATTTCTCGCTTCTAATGTTTTCTTTGCTGATGCTTCTGCATTCATTGCTATTACCGCTTTGTCAAACCACCACACGGGCTCTTTCATTAACTCTATAGGTGACATGTTCAAGTATTTTGCAGCTTGTATTACTGTGTACCAATCTGGACATTCCCCCATTCCTCCTTCAGTCGCGATGTAACGGCCCAAGTTGAGCTGCTCTAGGCTTGGGCCGTCTGATTTGGGCGTATATCCTGCATGATGGCAGTGAGTATTTCGCCTCTCACCACAATGCCGACTTTGATCATTCGATCTGCTGTAAGCGGGATTACTGTCTTGCCATCATCTTCAAGCAGATCCCAGGACTTCATAAGACCTACAAGCGTCTCATTATATGACCTAAAGCTTTCTGAGATGGTGTCTTCTTTCATCGTATTCAGCGCGTTAAGCTGCACAAATGTCTCTTCTGTGATTAAGTTAGGATAGTACTCTATGTTTAGTGCATCTTCATCAAACATAATTTTGATAGGCTTGCACTTTGCTGAAATGTGACTAAGTTTTACTGCCATAAATCCTCTACAATGCTGTTATTAAGTTTGTTACTGTTACCATCTGTGATTTACCGGAACCCCATGCTGCATCTTCAACAACCGTGCATTCCCATTCCAACGCATACACACCTTGTTCATCCTTAAATGCTGTTGGTTTGCCAAATTTTACTGCCATATCATGTTGGAATGTGTTGTATACCGCTCCTGGACCGTCAGATGCGATTTGGGGGCCTTGAGCAGTTACGCGCAGATAGTAAGTCGTGCCCGACTCAAGAGCACCTAGCGGGATCGTCATGCCTTCGGCGTTAGCTTCGAGTAAAAGCTTAATGGTTGCTTTAGGAACCAAGTCAACATGAGCGGTATAGCCAAGATTTGCACGGTTAAGCGGGAAGAATGTTCCGTAGACGTTTGTAAAGAGATAATCGATTGAGAAACACCGCAAAATCTGAGTAGTGCCAAGACCTGCACTTGTTGTGTCGAGATATACGTTCCAATGCTTACCAACGACAGGAGCAGTTACAATGGTTGTAGGCGATGCTGTCATTGTTATACCGTCTGTAATGGGCAGTCCTACAAATTTGCCCGATGCCGTTACATCACCTTTGCGCATTGCTTTATAGCCGAACTCTGTAAAGATGAGATACGCAGTTTGACGTGCACGTATTGCATCACCTTGCTGGAGTGTGTATGTCTGGGGAACCACCGATCCGGTTAATGGAGGCGTGTATATCCAGTCCTTAGCAGTTGCAGATGAACCATGAGCCGCTACTGCTGATGATCCCATGCAACTTGCAAGAGGATATATCACACCGTTATAGTCAAGGTTTCCCGCTAATGTTCCTGAAACAAACTCTGTATTCTCTTCTTGTGCAGATGGATACTTATGTCCTGTTGACGTGTAATAGTTCACATCTCCATCAATACCAAGCACGAAATCAAAGCACTCAATAAGTTTCCCTGCTGCTACTGCCGTTCCTAATGCTGATGTAGACTCAGCTCCGAGTTGGACTCTTTGGTTTACTGATGCGCTTTCCTGTGTCCATGTCATTATTTATCTCCTGTGCACTTGACGCATGCACTGCATATTAGATACCTCTGAGCTTGCTCTCTATTGCACTTACAGCAGACTCGAATGAACTTTCAGCAGCATCTACAGCAGGTACAAGATATGGCTGAGCACGAGTGTGGACAGTTCCAAATTCCTGAAACACAGCGTAGTTTGCTCCAACGCCGACATATGCAGTAAATCTATCTTCTGGTTGCGGTATTTCTGGCAATACATACGAACCTTCGTGTGTTGGTGCGCCGATTTTTCCGTAACTACTGCCTTGCTCTGATACACTGTAAACACTGCTCTGGAGGAAACCTGTTAATACAGGTGCGTTTGCAGCCGCTTGTTCTTCAATATCAGATGCGGTTTGCACCACTACATCGGCTAATGCATCATAGAGACCTTGCGCGACCTTATCGAAATTATTAAAGGAAGCCATCGATAAACTCCTACTTGGGATAATGCCAAGTTCCAGGCTTCATACTCTCATCATGTGCAGAGGACATAACATTGAAACATCCCCCAATAGCATTGATGTCTCTCACGAGCAATCCAACAGTACCATCAGGAAGCGTGTCTGCTACCGTTGCTGCCAATATGCCATGTCCTTCACGATCATCAATGTAGTACACTTTGGTGCCTACGCTTACATCCTGCAAAATTGCCAATGCGCTTGCACCGTGATATCCACCAGAGTCAATCTTGCCTACATCAGGAATATCTTCATCCATGTCTTGTACTCCTTTTACATCTGTTCGTTAATGACACGGTATAATCCACCCATGCTTGTGTATTGTATTCCTGATACATCCTCATCGTATTGGATAGGATTTTCACGAAATACACTCAAAATCCAGCTACCAGTTACTGGAATATTTCGTAGCCCTTGGTTGCCTCCCAACACGATATCAATCTGAGATGCGAGAGCCCATACAGCGGTAGCACTAGTCATTGGTCCGCTCGCTTTAACCTGATAAAGACCTTTTACCAGCACTCGCACGCCATTTACAGTTAGAGAGTCAATGGCAGAATGAAACGCTACAATGCAAACAGGCAAAGGAGTTTGAACAGGCACAAATGATCTGGCAACACCCCCAGGACTAAGACTCATCAGTGTTGCATCATTTGAGAGTGTTACGATCAGGAATTCAATCCCGCTTACAATCTCATGAACTGCTGTCATTTACCTTTGCCTCTATCGCATAACTAACTATTTCCACACAATTGTGAGATCTACTGCAACCGAGGTTGTGATGCTTAAGCCAGTTGAGAAAGCAATGTCATAGATCGCTGAGAATGGGGGCATCGATGTTACCGTACCAATGGTCATGATACCTATCACAGGAGTTGTATTTGTCAATGCGTCATCAGCTTCAACAGTTCCTGCTACAGGTTTGTTAACAACAATAGCATGTAATACTCCTGCTCCTGTTTTTACAAGCGTCGTAGTTGCAGAAGATATATGCGTATAATTGTATCCACCGATCGTAACAGTTCCTTGCACTCCTACAGTGACAGGCTTAAAGATTGCTGCAGCTGCTACCCATGGCTTTGATGCTGCTATTGTTGCTTGAGGTATGATTGGTGCACAATTAGAAACGAACTGCGATAATGATGCGAATGAGTATAAACCCGCTGGAGTCACTGTGTTTAATGAGGAGTCAACTGACCAGCCTGTCCCTGTTACTGCTGTTACTGCCTCTGCTGTGGTTCCAACTCCTACACCAAGGAAAGCCAATGCGTTAGGAGAGGAAGAAGCAATAGCCGATGTGCTAGCCGTTGTGCCAGTATTTGTACCAACTGATGACTGATCAGGCTGTCCCGTTATCTGCGCAAGTAATCCGCTTACTTCATAGATTTCCATACCCATGGAAGCAGCTGTACCTGCATTTGTAACTGTGACCGTATTAGCTCCTGCAACAATATTGACGGCGTAGAAGATAGCTACTTCAAATGTTGTGCTAAGAGGTTCAGTCACCGCTTGCGTATAGGTATTACCTGCACTGTCAGCAACGGTCATGGCTGTGCCATTGCCGCAACCACAAACGACAATAATAGAATTACCAGCCACGTTGCTTGAAGCAAACGCTTTTGCTAATGTTGCAACCGAGCCCGTGCTAACGTTATTCGTTTTTTGCACGATAGATGGTGTGCATGATACATTTGCAGATCCGTCTAAATTAACCTTTAGTTCTTGAGCCTGATTGATCGAGTCAGCAAGATTGAAGTTTGCTGCGGGCTGAAATGGCGACACGGGTAATGTCATTTCGTACTCCTTGCATGTATGCTAAAGTGATCCTTGTGTTGGCAGAAGCTCTTGCGCAATGATCTCTATTGTTGTATGTGCTTCTGCTGGTACGTTAACATTGTGTATGGTGTAGATACGTGTTTTGTACAGTATTCGCATTGATGCATCAATGGGTTGCGATGGTCTGTATCGTATTAAGATTTTTGACAACTTCGTATAATGGATTTGTTTTTCTATAGAGACAGGAAAGCCCTTCCATGTCTCTATATGTGCCATTGTCTTGATATAGTTCGTCCAAGTCTTTACGCTGCTACCTGTTGCATCAATCGTGATAACACTGCTCTGTATAGTTATGGGCCTATTGAATGAGCCTGAGCCTGTAGTTGTGTCTGCTGCACTAAGTACGTCTGCTCCTGACATATCACACCCAACTCACTCGTTTTGCTAAAAGCTTATTGGTAATTTGTTGCAATTGAGCTACATCACCAGCAGCTTCACGATACTGATACCAGTAACCAACAAGTTCTAGCATCGGTTGCATTAGGTCCTGTGGTATCGAATAGGACTGTACTGAGTCGTAACCTGCATAATAGGTAAACTTCCAGAAGTTAGCAGTTACAGGAACTTGAAAGTAAAATCGTGCAGGTTCCGATGTGTCATCAAGCCAAGTCGCGGGCGGCGTGATGATAAAGTTTGTCCAAGTATCAAAAGCGGTTATTTTCGTCTGCACTGTGATCGCTTGGGCAGATTGTACAGGCGGCATCGGCAAGTCAAAGTAGAACTGAGCAGGACCGAAAGGGTTGGCACCGAGCTGCTCTTGATATTGGTACCAATTCGGTCCCTGCTCAATTGGGCCACTCAACACACCTCCAATAGGCCTCTCAATTGTCTCGACAAGTTGGATCTGCTGAGTAGCAATAGCGCGTCCTGTGATCGTCTCTGTCATTGAGCGCGCACGGGTAATGAGTTCAGCAATGGTTGAGTCATCATCGTCAAAATCGACACGCAGGTATGCCTTAGTGTCCGTGAGCGTAATTGGCTCAACTGCAACTGGAGTGATGACCTTCCACTTTGTACTCATTAACTATTCCTTAAACACGGCTTGGCGCAAAGCGTGGGCGTCCTGTGAGAATAACAGCATCAAACAGCAAATTTGCTGAAGACGATGTAGAGTTTAGGCGAATATAACGCTTGCCTCCGATATAGCCGACTCTCCAGTTGACCGCAGTTCCTGCACTGGAGATTGCTGTAGGTTGTGCATTGCCAACCGCTACAGGAGTATGATCTGTTGCTGATGTGGCACTCCATGCGATAAGATCAGCATTCGCAACCGTATTAGCAGTTGAAGCATCAGCCGACTCCTCGACAACAGGTGTTAAGGTGCCACTAGTGTATGTGCTGCAAAGTATCTGGACACAGGCACCATCAAAGCCTTGCAGGTCTACCCAAGGACTGACTTGACTGCTTGTAATTGATGGAGGTGCTGCAATTCCAGTATAGAAGCTTCCAACCTCAGATACTACGTCTCTCATGTCTTTTACCCTTTTATATTACTGTTGTTTCGTTACAACGTTCAATAATCAGCTAGTAGCAATTTTAAGTGCGCGGAACGACTCAGGAAGTAGAATATCGCCACCGACACGTTGGCGAGCAATAAATCCTATCAATCCAGAAGCCGCATAAAGCTCATTGAGTTGCTGCATGCTCATCATCACCCGATCAACGATCATGTAATTCTTGAAGTCGCCAACGATGAGAGGATAGGCGTTAGCTGCAATCTCAGGCATGTCTGGCATCTCAAGGTACGGCCTATCATAGATTGTGCTTGGGAGGTTGCTACCCGCGAATGGTTGCCACAATGGACGGTTTTGTGCATCCTTCAACAATCGGATAGAGTTGAGTGTTGCACGGGTCATGATGAAAGTGGCATTAGGAGCGTAGTCAGCTTTGAGATCCATGAACACATTTAATATGCAGTCTGCTGTGATGGTTGTTGCGTTTCCAGAAGGGACATACGCAATTGCATCGGTAACGTTGTTTTTACCAGCAGATCCACCTGTATAGCCCGATGAGGCTTTAATTGGATAGCTCAGGATGCCACGAGGCTTACCGTTACCATCTCCAGATACGAAAGCCAAGCCTTCAGTTTTTGCGAATTGGAGAGTGAGACGCTCTTTAATGAAGTCTTCAAGATTGAACTGTGAGTCCTCAATATTTTGCTGAGAAAGGAGCAGGAGACCACGCATCTCGTGTACAGGGATCGAGATCATACCCACTGTTGGGGTATTGGAGTTGGCAAAAGCCGCTTGCTCAGTTGACCAGTATGCTGTGGTGTCGGCTGCCAACGCGGGTATTTGTATTTTTTCTGCACTCGTTGTCTGCACGCGGCAAATACCACGCATTTTTGAGATAAGTAACTTATACTCTTGCAACTCATCCATGAAGTCGGTAGAAGCGAAAAAGCCACCTGTGGTAGCATCACCCGCATAGAGCGTTTTGCGTTCTGCTGGCATGTATGCTTGTAGAATATGTGACTTCTCTTCTGTGGTCATCAGATCGAACTTGCCAGCACTTCGAATGGCTTTGGCAAAGGCTGCATGGTGCGCGCTCCGCTCTTTTTTACCATCGCTTGTCTGGAGAGGAGGACGTTGGTTTGATAATTTGTACTCGTTAAGAGTTTTTGTCACACTCTCAAGATCATTGCTTTGGGATTTAAAGATCTGCTCTAGCTCAGAGATACGATTGCCGATCTTATCCATATTCTCTTTGTATTCAGCAGGCATTTGACCAGTTTTTGAGGTTAATTCCTCTCCAAGCTTCTTTTGCTCTTTGTCAAGATCATCCACGCGACTTCTCAGATCATGCGTGAGAGTCTTAAACTCGTTCATGTAATCTGCTATTGCCATTATGCTTAACATCCTTATGTGTATTCGTCTCTACGTTAGGTCGTTGCAATCAGCGAGGTTTCAATTCCTGAAATAACGAGGCCAACGCTAGCTCAAACTCTCTCTCCTCCTCCGCAGTGCTTTTTTGCGAGTGCGTTGGGGTGCCACGTGCCTCTTGTTGAGACGGGGTAGCGCAAGTGCTCTTGCCTTCCTGTTGTCCATCATCAGGTTTGCCAGAATCGTTACCTGCATATGGTGTTTCCGCACCTTGCATTGTATTTGCAAAGTCATCAGCAGCCGTACGAACTGCTTTTGCATGCTCTTTCATGATGTCCATAGCCTTATCGGCATGATCATGCATGGAGTCGGCAACACTCTTAATGCTTTGGGCTGTAGCTGCACTAATAGCGCGTCCAGATTTTGTATTATCGTTAGCTATATCAGCAAGATTGTCGGCTGTATCATGCATAGCATTCGCATGATCTCGCATTGCTGCTTTTACGCTTTTAGCAAGATCTTTCATACTTTTTACATGATCATCGATTTTTTGCTGATTAGTCGAGGATATCGGCTTGCCAAGCTTGGCTGAACGTCTACGATTGTTGCTCATCCATCCATAGTTTGATTGGCTATCACTGCCATATTGCATGGTGTAATCTGCTGGACAAGTGGAACTATCTGTTAGATATCCTGATAGATCACACTCAATAGCCTCTGGAACGAACTTAGATAGCACTAGAGTTTTGAAGTCATCAAGAGCAGCGCTTACGTCTGCTTCTGGTTGATCACCAATCTTAAATGCATCTAGAATTGCGCAAGTGAGCGAGCAGATAAATACGTCTTGCCAATCCTCTAAAAGATCAGAGCACATTTCTTCTGCATAATGCTCTTGTACCGTCTTGTATTCTTTAGATTTTCTTGTCATATGTCTCCCATAAGACTTATCATCATTCTCCCAAGGAGGCACCATATCCATTTTTTTGTAGTAGGTTGCAATTTTAGCTTTTACACCTGCCACATCATCTATGTTCGCACCGCCCATAGCGCCCATAATAACACCGGCACCGGATATGATGCCTTGCGGAATAGCTTTCATCTCGCCACCACTTTTAGCGACAAAGGGGAACTTACAATCTGCAAGTTTTTCAGGTGGTGATTTTGCGACCCAAAAGAAACACTGAGCTGCTTTTGACCAATTGACCTCATCCCCACTAGTAGCCCATTCTTGGATATCCTTCTTGGCTTGCGCCCCATCCCACTTCGTATCCTTGTCTGCAAGAGGCCATGATGTTTTGCCTGATGCGGATTTAACATCGGTTACCACTGCTTCTTCATTGGCGGGGAAAGTAACCAAAGAGCCTTCCCATAGACGTAATTCCACTAAATCGCGTATCATCTTTCCATCAATTTTTACATAGTCAGATTTAATGGTGTCGTAGCCTATTGATTGTTGGAATACATACCCTTTCTTTAATGCGCTGTATGCTTCTTTTCCTTTTTGTACGTCTAGATCTATCTCAAGCTCAACAAAGAGTCCGATATTGTCTTCTTTTGCTTCAAGATAGCCTCCGATGGGATTATTCGGATCATGTTGCCACAAGAGAGGCATGATATAGCGTTTGTTGTTAGCTTTCTTATATTCATACTTGTTTTGTAGTGTTCTTTTAAACGCTCCAGGTCTTACACGATCACCCTGATCATCGATATTATCAAAGGTGCTCAAGTAACCCTTCACAATGCCTTTTTCATCATCAAAGTCTTTGGCATGAAATGAAAAAGCTTTTGTTTGCCTTGTGATAGTTGCCGCACTTTTACTCATACAAGTACCTCTTCCATAAATCGTCTGTATTGCTGCCTAGACATTGTTTTTGCCTTGCTGCGTCTTGGTATATGGGGCAAAGATTTCTCTTCATCCTCATCGTCTTCCTGCTCCTGCTGAGCGGCTACATCCTTGTCATGACGAGAAGCAAGAAGTGCCACACCGAATGCAGCAGCGATGCCTGCGATGCTCCAATTACTGATAGAGTCGTGATCAGCACCGTCAGGAATAAAGAGTGTATATGCCTTGCATCTGCAAAAGCGGTGGCAATCCTCTGGTACGTCGCAACCATTTGGGAATGAGTCATCAATGTCTACCATCACACCGTCATTCTCTAGGCAAAACTCGCAAGCGTCTGCAGCACATTGCCAAATCTTATAATTCGCTTGTTGTTTTGTTTTGCGATAAGGCAAACGAGTAACAATTTTGTGATCATTAGCACGGTGTTTGCTGCCTGAGTTTTTTGCTGGAGGAACATCATTTGGCTCCGGTGCTGGCTTCTGTGGAGGTTGCTGACTTGGCTGTGTTGGGTCAGGTAATATCGGCTCTGGCTCTGGCTTTGGTGGAGCGGCGGGCTTCAAGAGGCTTTGTTCAGCATATTTATCAAGCTCAGAAACACGCACTAGGACAGCACCAAATCGGAATACATCGCCTCCTGGAGTTGGAGGCAAACCTGCAAGCTCACGAGCTTCATTCAACGTACATTCACCACTCATCCACATCTTATTAGCACGATCAGCCTTAGCATCTTTTTGCGCTTGTATCATCTCCTGTATGACTTCAACACTCTCTTTGTCATAATATAGAAATGCATTTTTGAGATCTTTGTACATCGGCAAAAGCCATGTATTCCAGAGAGCATAGAGATCATCAAGTTCAGGAAATATTGCTTCAGTGTATGATGCTACTTTTGCTTGCTGCATATTTTCATAGGTAGTTGATGATGTATCGCCAATTAGCTGAGGAGAAATATTGTAGATATTGGCAATAGCAGCGGCATTGTATTGTATTCCTGGCAACCAATCCATCTGAGCAGGTTGCAATCCTATAGAGGTCCAAGTCAGGCCAGCATCAAGTACTGGAGAACGACCCGCATTGCGAGAGCCATGGAACTTATGATTAAGCTTTGCTTCAAGCTCATTCTTGTCATTTGGAGAAAGCACCGTTGGAACAGTCCAGGCACCAGCAGGACGGGCCATATTCTGGAGTAGAGCAAGGTTCCATTTCTTTGCTGCAATGGACTGATCAGCAAAGATAGCAGCGGCCTCTAGCGGGCTCATACCAAACATATCTTCAGAGATAGGATGCCAGTACTTCGTGTGTCCTATTTCGGTAGGAGAGATGAGCATTGACCCAAGCGAGTCGTATTTATATCCGATTATGCCGCGTGGGCTCTGGAGTACGATCTTTGTTTGGTCAGGTCGTAGAGTCCACATCTCATTAGGTGGTTGATTGGGATTAGCACGTAGAACGTACTGAAATGCATTGCCTGATAACAATTTGTAGCTGATCAACGCTTCACGATAGGCAACACCGCTATTCTCATTATTAGGCTTTTTGAGAAGATCAAGAACAGGATGAGAGTCTATCTCCTTTTCCATCGTTGCGTCTTTGTAAAGTATTGGCTGTATTGCCGAACCATTACGCGCTATATACGATATGCATTTATAGATTGTATCGTTGTCTTGATAACCTTCACGTGCAAAATTGCGATAATTCCTCTCCATACGCTTCTCTTGTGGCGTATTGTAGATGTATGGAGTACCTGAATATGCAGGATTGAATTTTTCTTCTTTTGTAGGAGAGAATGCTGAAGCGAGACGAGAGAAGATATTCATCAGTCGTACCCCCATCCGTGTTGGCTAGCCCAGGCAAAAGGATCAATCTTCGCGATTTCTTGCACGGGGACGCGGATGAAATGCACGGGACCTGACGTAGACTCGACAGGAACAGGATCTCCTGCAAGCGGGATAGCAGGAGTCACGACCTCATCAGCCGCCATTGAAACATTATCAACGATATCATCATGAGCAGCGCGTGGAAACAACAACAATTCAGACTCTAGATCATTTATCCATGACGAATTCTTGCTAAAATAAAATTTACCATTTTCCATCCATATAGAAGCAGTAGAAGCACGTGAAACTTTGTCATGAGTAGGATTGTATTCTCGACACGGAATACCTTCTGCTAGTGCCTGCTGTATGAGCGCTAGTTGATAGCCAACGCGCTCTATTTTGAAGTAGGCTTTAGGATGTTGGAGATAAAGCAGACGAAGCTGTTTTAGCTGATCAGGGTTACCAATGTGTGCACGTATGAGATCAAGCAAGATCAAATCGCGTTCTGGAGTCACTGCCCAGATAGCAAACACGGTGTAGTCCGCACTTTGTTTGCTGCTGATAGCGAGATCAACCGTTACGAATTCCCAACATTGCGACTTGAGAATAGATCGCACACCGTTAGTGGTTTCAAGAATGTAAGCCTGATCAATCTCGTTAAAGTATCGGAACCATTCACGCTTGAATTGTCCACCACCACTTGGTACAGGCGACTGCTGGTACTGTGCAGCAAACCCAATGCTACCCAAGTCTCGCTTGTATCTTGCGAGTGTATCGTGATTGAAGCGCTCTGGCCATAGCAGTTCACCTTCTTCTGTGCGTGGATCTTCCCAGCCCAACATCGTAAAGCATTTACGATTGGGCTCAAATTCAGCAGGAAGGTTGAGATGCACCCAATCAGGGCGCTCATTCAAAATGATGCCTGATACATCTTCAGCATGTATACGCTGTCCAATAACAATCATGCAATCTTTCGATGCATCATTCATTCGACTTGACCAGACTTCCCGAAACCACGTGTTAGCTGACTCACGTTCTGTAGCGCTGTGAGCTTCAGAAGCAGAATGCATATCATCTATATTTAATACACTTCCGCCTTCACCTGTCGTTGTTGATCCTACTGAAACCGCCAACTGATACCCCATCTTGTCATTCATAAAAAAGCGTTTTGCATTCTGTTGAGGATTTAGTGTGAACTCTTTTTCTCGTATGAATTCCATTGATTGCGCATCATTTGAGAGTTTGAAGTCTTGTCCATAACGATCTTGGAACCATTGCGATTCAATGAGGTTGCGTTTCTTGAGATTGTCTCTTATAGCTAGGTTGAGCCCATAAGAAGCGCAAAGAAAACGCTCTTCCGGTCTTTGCAGCCAATCCCACACGGGCCAAATCACACTGCATATCGAGCTTTTAGAGTGCCTAGGAGGTATGTTAATCAGGAGAAATCGTATCTGCCGTAAAGTCAGAGCAGTCAGATGATCACACATGGCGTCAAGGCACCAACCATCAACAAATGGGCTTGGATCAACATAACGCCATGCACTCGTGACAAACTGCTTTAGAGAACGTCGCATCTCCTCAGCTTCAGCAATCATCAGTAGGGTATTGGCAAGATTTTGATTAAGTGCAGTCACTGGAGACGGCGTGCGTTTAGCCATTGCTCGCCTCCTTCAACTTCAATGCAAAAGCTTTGAACTCGACTAATTGCTTTGGAGACATAGAGCGAGTGTCAATTGTTATGGCGCTAGATGATTGTATATCGGCATTAATATCTATTTGTTGTTTTTCTTTATACTCAGGAAGATTAGCTTTCGCATAGGTGTTTGCTAGTGTATCGCTCCACTTATGCAACATGAGAGGATTGCCATTTTGATCATACACTACTTTGCCCATTGAAGTTACTGGCTCATCCCAGCCATGAACGGCGCGTTGGTAAAAGGAACTACGAGCAGTATCCCTTGTCCGTTCTATTGCTTCTTCCCAGCCCTTTGAAAATTCTTTATACTTTTCGCGCCAATTATATGCACCTTCACGAGATATTCCGGCACGATCGCAAGCAAGTGAAATATTAGGATTTTCACGAAGAGACGCTAGGAACAGCGCCATAGTCTCGTTACGTTGTTCTGTGGTCATAGGGCCACCTCTGCGCATTGCATGCGTATTAGATGTCAAGTTGTCATTTCGCGCATTATCTTCGTTCAATCCAAGGTCTCCAAACAAATAAAAACGGGCGTTGCTCTCGTGATGAGAAACAACGCCCGTGTGAAACACAATCTGAGCTGTATACTATTTTGTTGTTCTTGTTCTTATTCGACTTCTGCCAGAGACTTTATGCGAATACATATCTCTGTAGGTGATCGGATATCCATCCTGGAATATTATCTCAATTGATCCGTGTCCACTTGTAGATTTGAAGTATTGCGACTTCTCCTCAATCCACCGGGATAGTTCAGATGGAAGATTGCCATTCTGATCGGTATCAATTGAAACATCCATAAAACTATTACCTAAATCTTACTCTATATCAACTGTAACACATACGTACAAACTATGCAAGAGGTTGTAGAGACGTCCGTTCTCCCCTTAAGCTCAAACCGTCAAAATCTTACCCTGTTGATACTGGTGGCATTTTGATAGAATGTCCAAAGATACCACCGAACATTCACAAAGCCATTTCTCGACCTTCTGGACGATGACATTTCTTAGCGGCGGGACGTTCCTGCAACTATTCTCTCTATCCGATTCCCGCTTGCACCGGATAGAGCACCATCACAAGAACTTTAACGGCATGGAGTGGAATCGAACCACTCAAAGAACAAATCACGTGTTGGGAGGACGACCTGCTCTAAAACCTATCATGCCATGTCTGGTTGGAGCGAGAGATGGAACCGTTTACTCGCTCCGATCAG